CGAGCCGGCCACGCCTGCTGACCTGAATGAGACCTCCCTTGAGGCGGCTGTTATTCAGATCGCTGCATGGACGGATGAGCGTGGTCTGCTGATTGCTGCCAAGCCCAAGAAGCTGATTGTTCCGCCCGCACTGATGTTCGTGGCGACCCGTCTGCTTGAGACTGAGCTTCGCGTAGCTACGGCTGACAACGACATCAACGCCATCAAGAACAATGGTTCTATCCCCGAGGGTTACACAGTTAACCACTATCTGACGGATACGAACGCATGGTTCCTGACGACAGACGTTCCCAACGGTATGAAGCACTTTGTCCGTACCCCGCTGCAAAACAGCATGGACGGTGACTTCGACACCGGTAACGTCCGTTACAAGGCTCGTGAGCGTTACAGCTTCGGCTTTAGTGATCCGCTTGGAATGTTCGGTTCGCCGGGCGCTTCCTAAGCGTAAGGAAAAGGGGGTTGCAAAACCCCCTTTTTTCTGTATTCTGTCGTTTAAGTCTAGGATTTTTACCTGTACCGACTGGCCTAGCAGACTTAGTAGAGACGGTGCGGGGATGTGCTACTACACGAGGACAACATGGCTCGTACTACCTTTTCAGGCCCAGTCGCGTCTGACAACGGCTTCATTGGAGGCACCGCCTCTTCCCCCATCACAGTAACCACCGCACAAAACATTTCCAGCTCATACGGATCTACATCTGCGACCACTGGTGATACCCGTCTTTCTTATCAGCGTTTAGCCTTTACCTCGACCGGTTCTGGCGAGACTCTTCGCGCTTTCTCAGTTGTGACCGGTGCTTCGGCTGCTACTGGCGGCACGATCAACGGCGCACACATTTCTACGTCGATCAATACGACCGGCACGATCTCTGGCGCTGCTAACGCAATCCGCGCAACTCTTGGCGGCACTGCAACCACCCCGGGCGGTACGCTGGCTGTTCTTCAGCTGGATACCGACTACGGCACCAACGTAACTCTTGGTTCAGCCTCTTCGTTCATTCGTGTTACGGACAGCGGAACCCAGACTGGTGAAGTTCAGAACCTGTTCAACATTGAGACTGGCCCAGCTGCCACCATTGTTGCAACCGGTACTGTTGGTGGCACCGCTAAAGGTATCAAGATCCTGATTGGCGGCGTTGCTCACTACATCACCGTTGGTACAAGCATTTCCTAATGCAGATAACCAAGGAGTTTTTGGAAACTGAGATAGCGGCTCTGGAGCAGGAATTAAATAAGGCGCAAGTCTTTCAGATTCAAGCCCAAGCCACTATCGCGGCGTACAAAATGCTAATAAACCGGTTAGACGCACCCGAACAGGAGAAGCAAGATGCCATCAATGCAGTATGACGTTAAATCGCAATATGCGACTGCGTCTGGCCTAATCATCCCGTACCGCACCCGACTCAAAGCATTTCTGTTTGGGTCGGCTACAACCAGTCCTGGTATCGTGGGGATGTATGACGACAATTCGATATCTGGAACGTATACCCGTTCAACAACAACCGCCACTGTAACTGCTCAAAACCACGGTCTAGTTGTTGGTGAATACACGTTCATAGATTGGTCAGGCGGTACAAACCCAACAGACAACTTTTATCGAGTTGTCACAGTGGCCGATGCAAACACATTTACCGTAACGGTAGCAGATGCTGGAGATGGTTCTGGTAATGCGCTGGTCTACAACGATGTAATGGTGATTAGTAAGGTCACCACGGCAAACGACGTTTTTAATATTATTCCTGGCGAGGGCATCCTTGCACGGAAAGGTATCCGGATTTATCTGGAAAACAGTGTTACCGCAACCATCTACTACGGATAACCATGCACCAAGAACAATCCTACGATCTGGTTGGCAGCAAGGTCTTCATTGGCCTGCCTGCTTATGACTTTAAGATAAGCGTAAAGCTAGCCATTTCGTTAGCAGAGTTCTGTGTCAAGGCACAGGCACACGGTATAGCGGTCCAGTTAGCAAATATTTCTGGATGCTCCGTGGTGTCTCGTGTCCGTAATAGCATTGCCAAATTGTTCTTGGAATCCAACTGTGACCACCTGCTTATGGTGGACTCAGATATGGTCATTAACGCTGACGATATCTTCCGGCTCCTGGCATTTAATAAGACCCGTCCGATTGTGGCCGGTGTTGGATGCGCCAGGAAAAAGGAGAAGGTTTACTTCTCCATGCTGGACCAAGACGAAGACGGAAACATAATGATGGATTCGATGGGCCTTGTCCGAGCCAAGCGGGTTGGAACCGGGTTCATTATGATCCAGCGGGCTGTATTTGAGACTCTGAAAGAAAAGCATCCAGAGTGGAAATACTACGATCAGAACCATGAGTGCGACATGTATGCCTACTTTGACTTCCTGTTAAATCAGGAAGAAGGCTACATGGGTGAGGACTTTGTGTTCTGTGAGCGGGCAAAACAGGCTGGATTTACCGTCTGGATTGACCCAACAATCAAGCTTGGTCACATGGGAGTGCATGAGTTCGAGGGGAACTTTGGAGAGGATTATCTCTATCCCCGTCTGCGTCCGATTGATGAGAAAAAAGAGGCAGCTTAATGGCTAAGGCTAAGGGCATGGGCATAGCAACCTCGGTGAAGTCGGGTAACTTCCGCCCCACCAAGCAGGGTGCTGGCATGACCGCCAAGGGCGTTGCCGCATATCGCCGGGCTAATCCTGGCTCAAAGTTACAAACTGCTGTTACTGAATCAAGCCCTACCGGCAAACGTGCAGCTCGACGGAAATCGTTTTGCGCAAGGATGGAAGGCATGAAGAAATTAGCCAATCCGGAAACCAAACGTGATCCAAACAGCCGGTTAAATCAATCTTTGAAACGATGGAGATGCGGTTAAATGGACTCGGTAGGTATTATTTGGAATGGTCTTCTTACCCTAGCCGCAGCTTTTTTTGCTCTGGTTGCATATATGGCACAAGAAAAGTTTAGGAAAATAGACCAGATTGAACAGAAACTTAATGAAACACGTGTGGAGGTAGCCCGTGATCACGTTACTAAAGAAGAAGTTCAGCGAATTACTGAACACATTGATGCAAGGTTTAACCGCCTTGAAGAAAAAATTGACCGACTTATTGGCAAGGGGTAAGTGATGGCCGAGTCTCAGCAAAATTATTATGTTCTTGGGAAACCTGTTACCAAAGAACAATATGATGCTGCAACTAAAAAAATGCAGCAGGAGTCTGAAGAATTTGATAAAAAAATGCAATCAAGCCAATCGCAAGAAGAAGATGAATTAAATGAATTTGCTAAAAAAGCAAAGCAAAGAATGAAGGGCATGAAAGCAGGCGGTAAAGTATCTTCTGCCTCTTCTCGTGCTGATGGCATTGCTCAGCGTGGTAAGACCCGTGGAAGGATGGTTTAAATGGCCGAGAAATCAGAAAAGACCAAGGCAATTGAGTCTGCACCTGTAGCAGACGAGGGCCGGTTTGGTATTCCTGGAATGGTTAAAAAAGCCATGACCGGTGCGGCAACGATAGAGGATTACATCCGCGATAAGCTCGGCATGAAGCCTGCTGAGGCGCCTACTACTGTTAAGAAAGCTAAGGGTGGCAAGGTTTCTTCTGCTTCAAAGCGAGCTGATGGAATCGCTCAGCGCGGCAAGACTCGTGGACGGATGGTCTAATGAACAAGCCAGAATCCAAAGATCTGATCTATCGGCCCCCAAAGCCTCCCGCCAAACCAAAAGAAGTAATGGTTAAAAAAGGCGGCGCAATTAAAGGCCAGAAGAAGGTAGCCACGGTTATGCGCGAATTTAAGGCGGGGAAGCTTAAGTCTTCCTCGGGGCAAAAGGTTACCAATCCCAAGCAGGCTATTGCTATTGGCCTGAGTGAGGCTGGTATGTCAAAGAAGCGAGGCAAGAAATGAAATACGGAGTTAAAAAGGTTCTCCCAACCTCTGAGCAAATGGGCAACATGGGCATGAAAAAAGGTGGCGAAATGAAAGAGTCAAAGAAAATGATGGCTAAGGAAGTTTCCTTTATGAAGAAAAAAGGCGCTCCCAAGTCAATGATTAAACATGAGATGGCCGAGGCCGGTATGAAGCATGGCGGAAAAGCTAAGAAAATGTCCGCTGGTGGCTATACCCGTTCAGCTGATGGCATCGCCAAGAAGGGCAAGACCCGTGGCACGATGGTCAAGATGATGGGCGGCGGCAAGGCTTGCTGATATGAGAGCCAGCCGGGGTATGGGAGCAATCCTCCCATCTAAGATGCCGAGGGCTAAAATTAAGTCCCGCCGGGATGATACTGACTTTACAGAGTACGCTGAGGGTGGAAAGGTTAGCAAGGTAAATGAAGCCGGAAACTACACCAAACCAGGAATGCGAAAGCGGCTCTTTGAAAGTATTAAGGCTGGTGGAAAAGGAGGTTCGCCTGGCCAGTGGTCGGCTAGAAAAGCTCAGTTACTGGCAGCCGAGTACAAGAAGGCTGGAGGCGGATACAAAGATTAGGCGGCCCGTCTTTAACCAGGAAACTGACGGAAATGTATTTAAATGGCTGATTGCAACATCAGAAGACTTTAGGAAGATAAAACAGCGAGAGAGATGGAATGAGCTTAAAAAAATCTCAGAGAAGCCTAAAGTCCTGGACGGAGCAAAAGTGGCGGACTAAGAGTGGCAAACCTTCTACGCAAGGATCGCAGGCGACAGGGGAAAGATACCTCCCTTCCTCCGCCATCAAAGCGCTCTCCTCGTCCGAATATGCGGCCACTACCCGGGCTAAAAGGGCTGGACGAGCTGCTGGAAAGCAATTCGTCTCCCAACCTAAATCCATCGCTGCCAAAACCGCCAGACACAGGAAAGTAACATGACGACATCCGGCACGAATACCTTTAATCCAGATCTAAACGAGATGGCTGAGGAAGCTTTTGAGCGGGCCGGCCGTGAGATGCGCTCAGGCTATGATCTCCGTACAGCCCGTCGAAGTATCAACCTTATGCTGGCCGACTGGGGTAACCGTGGGATCAACCTCTGGACCATCGAGCAGGGGACCATCAATTTGTTGCAGGGCGTCAATACTTACGACCTGCCCGTTGATACCGTGGATCTCTTGGATCATGTGATCCGAACCGGGCAAAGTAACCCAACTACACAGTCCGACCTGACCATTACCCGGATCAGCTCCTCTACATACGCCACAATCCCCAATAAATTGACCCAGGCAAGGCCGATTCAAGTCTGGGTACAGCGCCTTACCGGACAGACCTATCCAGCCACCAGTGACTATGCTCCGGGTGCCGTAGCCTATCCCAGGATTACGGTATGGCCCACCCCAAATCAGGGTACCTTGGCTAGCCCGTACTACCAGTTTGTTTATTGGAGACTGCGCCGGATGCAGGATGCCGGAAACGGGATTAACACGTTTGATATCCCCTGGCGGTTTCTTAACTGTTTTGTCGCTGGACTTGCGTACTACATTGCCATGAAAATACCGGAAGGGACACCAAGGCTGGAAATGCTTAAGGCGTCCTACGACGAGGCTTGGAATTTAGCGGCGGGAGAAGACAGGGAGAAAGCAGCGGACCGGTTCGTGCCGAGACAGTACTTCATAGGATCGGCATCGTGATATGGGTAACAGGTTCGCTAGTGGTAAATGGGCAATATCGGAATGCGACATTTGTGGCTTCCGGTACAAACTAAAGGAGTTAGCGCAGCTCGTAATTAAGACAAAGAACGTAAATATCCTGGCCTGCCCGGAGTGTTGGAACCCGGATCAGCCGCAGCTCCAGCTGGGAATGTACCCGGTTGATGACCCCCAGGCGCTGCGCAATCCCCGTCCAGACTTCACCGGTTACCCCCAGAGCCGTTCTTTGACCTTACAGTTGCAGATTGGACCGATAGAGCCTGGAGATACTTTTGCAATAGGCCAGGTTATAGGGTTTGGTGGTGTAGGACAGGTAACGATCAACATTACGTAGGAGTAGGAAATGGATAAATCAGCAATGAAAAAGGTCGCCAAGGCCGAAGTAAAGGGCCATGAAAAGCGCATGCACGGTAAAGGTTACCGCGCTGGCGGCAAGACCAATCTGGAAATGAAGAAGCTCGGGCGTGGCTTGGCAAAGGTTGCCAACCAGATGTCGCCTGTCCGTAAAGTCCGCGCAACGGGGATCTAACATGGATACCGATAAGTTCAACTACTTCTCGCCTGAGACCAAAGATCCTATTGGCAAGTACACCCAGCCAAAGGATTATGATCAGGCCGATACTGGCAACAATGGTTACCCCAACGCTATTCCCAGCACCCAGACTCAAAAGACTCGCGGTACTGGAGCAGCAACCAAGGCGACCAAGCACAGCACAAAGATGGGCTAAATGAACTACACCCAGTTAAAAGCCAACATAGCCGACTACTGTGAAAACACGTTCACAGAGGACGAGTTTGCTACGTTTACCCAGTTAGCCGAGCAGCGGATCTACAACAGCTGCCAGCCTCCGGCCATTCGTAAGAATGTGACCGGTCAGACTACGGCTAACAATAAGTATCTGGAGCAGCCTTCGGATTTCTTGTACACCTATTCACTAGCGGTCATTGATCCGACAACCGGGGCGTATGAGTATCTACTTAACAAAGATGTTAACTACATCCGCCAGGCGTTTCCTTTTCCGGCTGTAACTGGTAAGCCCACGCATTACGCTTACTTTGACGAAAACACGTTTATTCTTGGCCCAACCCCAAACGCAACGTACACGATGGAGCTGCACTATGGCTATTACCCAGCGAGTATCGTTACGGCTGGGACTTCGTGGCTAGGTGATAACTTTGACTCTGCGCTATTTAACGGCGCTATGGTCGAGGCGATCACCTTTATGAAGGGAGAGCCGGACCTGGTCAAACTGTACGAGGATCGGTATATCCAGTCGATTGCCCTGTTGAAGAACATGGCAGACGGCAAACTGCGTGAAGATGCCTATCGTGATGGGCAAGTTAAGGTTAGGGTGGCTTAATGTTTTCGACATCTGGTGGCGCACTTTTAGGTCAAATCACAGCTAAGGGGGTCTCCGGTCGGGGATTTACTCCAGAGGAATTGGCCGAAAACGCCGTAGATCGGATTATTTCTATTAGCGCAACCGCAGATCCTGTGATTCGTCAACAGGCTGAAGCGTTTCGCGATCACATTCGTATGGTGCTGGTGAGCTATGGCAATCAGTGCGTCAGATCAAATCACACCACGATTTCTAACCGTCTCCGCGATGCGGGACATTCTGAATTAACTAAACTTTTGGAGAACTAAAATGGCTGGATTTACTACTGCTATGCCGACTTCCTTCAAGGTGGAAATCCTGAAGGCTGTTCACAACTTTACCGCTTCGACCGGCAATACTTTCAAGATTGCTCTGGGCAAGTCAACTGCTACTGTTACTGGCACATACAACGCTGCCACAACCAGCTACGACACCCTGTCGTCAAACTCTGACGAGCTGGCCAACGGTAACGGCTACACCACGGGTGGCGCTACGCTGACCTCGGTTACCCCGGTTGCTGATGGCACTACCGCAGTCTGCGATTTTGATAACTACACTTGGACTTCCGCAACCTTCACAACCTCTGGCGGCATCATTTATAACGACACCGCTACTGGAAATCCGGCTTGCGCAATTCTGAGCTTCGGTGGCGATCAGCAGGTTTCTTCGGGCGACTTCCAGATTCAGTTCCCCGCAGCAGCTGCCGCTACCGCGATCATTCGTATCGCCTAAGAGTAAGACATGCCGGTATATGCTGGCTGGGGTGAAGTCCCTTGGGGTGATGGTACCTGGGGACTTGACCTCTATTATTACCAGGTAACCGGCGTTTCAGGATCCGGGGCCGTAGGCTCCGTGTCCTTCCAAATAACATCTAATGTCACCGGGGTTGCCGGAACAGGTGCGGTTGGTGATGAGACCCCGCTTGTTTCTTATACTCAGTCCGGTGTCAGCGCAACAGGTGCAGTAAACAATGTTGCAACGCAAATCCTAAAACTTGTCATCCCAACCGGGGTAGAAGGAACCGGGGCAGTAGCAGCTCCGGCCAACTATCTCTTAACCGAAACTCCAAACGGGGCCAGCGGCACAGGGGCGGTTGGGGATGTACTGATCAAGATTGATGACGCTCTGATCGTCAATGGCGTCCAGGGTACCGGAGCCGTGGGCGATGCCCAGATGGTTGAGGTGTTTGACCGGACCGTCTACTTCGATGGTTGGGGATCAATCAACTGGGGTGGCGGAGGCTGGGGTAACGGCTCTATATCGGTGGCCGGAACCGGAGATATTGGATCGGTCACCTTCCAGACCAATGATGCTTACATCCCAGACGGCGTCCAAGGTACAGGTGCCATCGGTACGGTTTCCTTCAGCGTTGGGGAAAACATCATTCCGACTGGGGTACAGGGAACTGGTCAGGTAGGAACCACCACCCCGGCAATTTCATACACACCGACTGGAGTACAAGGAACCGGTGCGGTATCTGCCGGCATCTTTGTATTTGAGGTAATGGTTACTGGAGTTGGGGCTACCGGAGCGGTTGGGACGGTAACACCTCAATTCGACGAGACCGTCATCCCAACCGGGGTTTCTGGAACAGGTGCGGTTAGTGCGGCTACACCAACGCCCACGGCCAAGCCTACCGGAGTATCTGGGACTGGGGCTATCGGAACGGTTGAAATTGAGATAGACGATAGTAAACTTGTAACCGGAGTTGCCGGAACCGGCGCTGTCGGAACAGTTTTGATTAGAGGTTGGACGATTATTAATGACGCTCAGGCAGCAAACTGGGAACAAATCAACACAGCAGCATAAGGATCAAACATGGCAACTAATTACACCACCCTATTAGGGTTTGCCCTACCTACCACCGGGGAGTTATCCGGTACGTGGGGTACCACAGTTAACGACAGTATTACTCAGTTGGTCGAGGACTCTGTTGCGCAGAGGGCCACAGCCAGCGTAGCTTCTGGTGACTGGACGCTAACAACCACTGGATCTGGATCAGCTAACCAGGCTCGGTGTGCAATCTTGATTCCGACTGGATCCCCCGGGGTCAGCCGAAACATTATTGCTCCGTCTTCAAGTAAGGCTTACATCGTCATTAACCAGTCTGACGCAGCCGTAGTGGTCAAAGGATCGGCCACAACTGGTGTGACGATTGCAGCTGGAAAGAACGCTTGCGTAGCCTGGAACGGATCAGACTTTGTCAAGATTGCTTCTAACGAGGCAGTTAGCCTGACCACTGGGGTTAGCGGAACTCTGCCGGTAGCAAATGGCGGAACCGGACTGACATCTGGAACTTCCGGCGGTGTGCTGGCCTATACCGCAACCGGAGTCTTGGCTTCTTCTGGAGCGCTTGCAGCAAATAATTTTGTAATCGGTGGTGGCGCAGGTGTGGCCCCTTCAAGCACAAGTTTGCTGGCCCTGTCAGCAGCAGTCACGACAGGTAACTTTGTTAAGGCAGTTGGATATGCCGACACGGTTACGGCCCTGGGTAACACCGGTGCGGCCATTAACATAGACGCAACAAGTGGCGGAGTTTTTACGGCTACTCTTAACAATAGCTGCACCTTTACGATTCGTTATCCGGTAGCTTCAGGAGCATCATCATTTGTGCTGATTCTTACCAATGACGCAACACCAGGTCGGACGGTGACACTTGCCGGTGGTACATTCAAGTATCCTGACGGATCGGTGACCCGGACTACGACCGCAAACGCAACAGATATTTGGTTCTTTATGACACCTGATGGTGGAACCACTTATTACGTTTCAATCCCAATGAAAAACCTTTCTTAATTAAGGAGTAACAAAATGGCTCTTACCCAAGAACAAATTGACACTATTGAGTTTCAAAAAGCACAACAGGCGCTTGGAACCAGAATGGAAACTATTCGTTTGGCCAAAGAAGTTTTAATGGAAAATGATCGCAATAAGCCGGTTGGTGATCGTGGCATTACTGCTGCTGACATTACTGCGTTTGCTCAATCTATTGAACAATATGTCAACCAGTGAATGAGTTTCACTATTTTCCATCTGCCGTGTATCGGGAAGAAAAGCCCGAGTGGGTTGATCACGTTTTAAAAAACGTAGAAAGGTATTACGAACAGCAAAAACAAATCAACAAAGAACAAAACAATATGTGGCCGGTTACTCAAACTAGTCACATGGGAAACGATCCAGAGTTGTTTTTTCTAGCTGATTATTTTGCAAAAACCGCTACAGATCTTTTAAAACAACAAGGTTACTTTATTGACCCATTTGAGTTTTACACATCTGGTATGTGGGGGCAGGAAATAGGATATGGAGGAATGCACGAGCCGCACGTTCATGCTAATACGCAAATGTGTGGCTTGTTCTTTTTAGAAGCTCCAGAAGGCGGATCGTTTCCAATATTTTCAGATCCAAGAACTAGCAAGGCCATGACTGATTTAATGATGGCAGACAATGAAGTACGAGTTGGGACGCCAAAGATTTATTTTAACAATATGGTGCCAGGCACATTTATGTTTTTTAATGCTTGGCTACCGCATCAGTTTTCTTTTAGTAATGTAGAAGCTCCAACCAAATTTGTTCATTTCACTTTAAATTGCAAAGAAAGACAAAACTAAATGCAATATGCATTAACTCCATATTCGGAGGCGCGCGAACCATTTGCATGGTGGGATGGGGCATTTAACGAACAACAGTTAAATTGGCTTCAACAACAAGCCCGTGATGTAAAAGTAAAAGCCCAAGTTGGGGGTGGAGGCGTGGGGGTTAATGACCCAGGAATACGTCGATCAGGACTTCATTGGTTACCAAACACACCAGATACACAATGGGTTTTTGAAACGCTGGCCCATGTTGTGTCAAGTTTAAACGCTCAGTTTTTTAGATTTAACTTAACTGGTTTTGGAGAACAAATTCAGTTAACAAATTATGACGAATCTGAAAATGGCATGTATGGGTGGCATGTAGATATGGGTCCACATACGAATTCGCCGTGTCGAAAATTATCAATAGTTATGCAGTTGTCTGACCCAGTTGAATATGAGGGTGGTGTATTAGAGCTACAACCACATGGAAAAGACATAATTAAAATGAGAAAGCAACGTGGTCTTATTGTTGCATTTCCATCTTGGACTTTGCATCAGGTAACTCCTGTTACGCAAGGGAATCGTCAATCGTTAGTAGCATGGATATCGGGGCCACCATTCAAATGAACGAAACAGAATACAAAGACTTTATTGGATTTTATTACAACTTGTATCCAGCAGGATACTGTCAGCATCTTATTAACGAGTTTGATCGTTTGCAAGAAAATGGTGCTGGTGCCAATCGTCAGCGTTCAGAAAATGCAGACAAACATATAAAAGACGACTATCAAATTAATTTTAATATTCGTAATCATGCGTTAGAAAGATTTCAAGAAAAAGATCCATCTGATATGTTTTTTGATGGACTTCAGGCTTGTTATAACGATTACACCGCAACATATTCAGTGCTGCGTAACAACGGCATGGTTCGTGCAACAGTTATGAAAATGCAAAAAACCGGCCCTGGTGGTGGTTATCATGTTTGGCATGGAGAACAAGGTTCTGGAACGCATGCAAACAGAGTGATTACTTATATGGTTTATTTAAATTCACTTGAAGATGGTGACGGAGGAGAGACAGAATTTTTGTATCAAAGAACCAGAGTTAAGCCAAAAGAAAATTTGATGTTGTTATGGCCTGCGGCGTACACACATGCGCATCGCGGTAACCCTGTGTTAACAGATAAATACAAATATATTGTTACGGGATGGTTTTACTATGACTAGAACTGAAGAGTTTCAAAACAAAGGTTACACAATTGTCCGTGGGTTTATTGATCCACAATCGGTGTCAACTATTTCCCGTTACCTTGAAAATTCATTAAAACGCTATCCAGAAAACAATCAAGGTGGTCGAGTTGGAGATAGCAGTAAAATTTCTTGGTACGCAGATCCGCTAATTGAAACGGTTTTGGTTAACTCTCTTCCTGAGATGGAAGAAATTACTGGGTATAAGCTATTTCCGTCATATTCATTTACCAGGGTCTATACCAAGGGCGACGAGCTTAAACCGCATACTGACCGACCGGCATGTGAAATATCAGTCACTTGCCATATAGCAACCGTTGGCAAACCCTGGCCTATCTGGATGCAAGCTCCTGGTTCGGAGCCATCAGAACATTTTCTTGAGCCTGGCGATGCTTGTATTTATCATGGGTGCCAAGTTAAGCACTGGCGCACACCGGCTGTAGAAACAGATGTAAATGTGCAGTTTATGTTGCATTACGTTAAACAGGACGGCCCTAATGCCGACCATAAATTTGATAAGCGCCCAAGCTTGGGGCTTAAAAAGTAGGGGGTAAAAATGCCTATAGGATCAGCAAAAATTGGTGTTCTTGGGGCCGGATTGGTTCCTGGAGGCACGGAAACATTTAACGCTTCTGGAACATTTACTGTTCCTCCTGGCGTTAAAAAAGTAAATATCACTGGAAAAGGTGGAACCGGAAATCCTGGCAACGCTGGGAATCCTGGAAACGCAGGAAATTTGGGATCTGGTGGATCTGGTGGTCAAGGCGGCGGAACACTCAGAACTCCGGCTGTGCCGCCTTCAATAGAACAGTACGCTGGCGGTGCTGGCGGTGCTGCTTACAGGGCAAAAAATTGTTCTAGTCAAGCTCCATACGCTGGTCCACCCAGAAATATAAGTGCGCCTCCTTCGTTTCCGTGGCCAACAGCACCAGGGCAATGTTTGCTATCGCCAACGGCTAATAATCCGGGTGGGCCAGGTAATTCAGGACTAAGTGGATTTTCTGGAGATGTAGGAACAGCTGGAAACGCCGGAAATTCTGGTAACGCAGGGACTACTGGAAATTCTTCAACAGCAATATGTAAAACATTTACTGGTGGAGCTGGTGGTAATGCTGGCGCGGGAGGGGCAGCTGGAAATGCTGGAAATGGAGGAACCGGGGGAGGTGGTGGCACCGTAGGAAGTCATGGATGTTCAAATAATCCAGTCCCTGGTGGTAGTGGTGGAAATGGAGCTGGCAATGCTGGATCGGGATTAAGCAGAAACCAAAATACAATAACTGGTCCATCAACTCCTGCTGCCACTTGGGCAAAAATAGGTGGATGGGGTGGAGGTGGTGCTGGAATAAATTCCGGAGGTAGCGGCCAGTGTGGTCAAGCTGGTAAGGGAGATTATTTTTCTCCATATAATAATTTAGCAAAAGCAGTTGGTGGTACAGATCCAGCAAATTTGTTTCAACAAAATAACCCAACATTTAACAACAATGTTTATGCTAATACTGTAACTCGTAATATGACTGGTGGCGCTGGTGGTTATACAATTGGCGTTGTTGGAAGTGCTGGATTGACTGCAATATCTCAGTTCGCCAATGATAATTTTAATATTTCAAATCCAGGTCCAATACCTTGCAGTGCGGTATGGTCTGGAAGAACTTGTGCTTCCGGTAACCACAATATCATAGGTTTGCCAAATAGTTGTGGCGGTCCGCTTAGTACAACTAATAATGCATTTAGAGCTGGTGGAGGTGGAGGGTCTGGTGGTTCTGGACGGTATCCTGGATGTTATAATTTAATACCATCTACAAACAGACTTCCTTGTCTAGCTTCAGCTGGAGGTGGGGGAGGTGGTGGTAGAGGGAATGCAGGGGGTTCTGGTGGAACTTCAACTGGTGGCGCAGGATCAGCAGCTACACCAGCAACATTTAATTGCGTTCCAGTAACACCAGGAAGTCCGTATCCTGTAACTGTTGCAGCTCCAGGTGGTCAAGTCGTTATTTCATGGAATCCACAATGAAACGCAAAGAAGCTATTCAAAAAGTCAAAGAACATGAAAATGCGGTTGAGGTTGAACGCATTAAAAAACTTCGTGAACTTGAAGCTAAGCTGGATTTAGAAAACCGAGAGAGCAATTATAACCGAGCTAGATCTATTACAGTTGGAACATCTTTTGGCGGCACTACAGAAATCATGATGCGTGGTGATGGAGGTCGCCATCTTTGGTGTGTAATGCAACCAGTAGAGGTTATTGAACTTATTTATCAATTAGCCGCAAATGTTGGTTGCAATGCACAACTTACTCCGCGCAAAGATTTTGCAAGCTGGAGAGATTGGCGAGTTTCAGAAGCAGAAAAAAAACATTTAAATGGTCACGCACCCTTTGTAAATGATATGGCGTTGGTTCAAAATCTAGGACGATCTGGGTACGATGATAAGCATGTACAAAAAATACTTGATGATTTAGCAAAGATGAAAGATTTTGCTAATGAAACTGACGATGCAAAAATTTTAGGCCAAGAATCAAAAGACGATGGAGCGCCAAGTTTGATGATTGGCGAAGAGGATGGATTGCTTCACAATAAATTAGCAATAAAAAATGGAGAACTTCTTCAAATGTCTGGTGGAACAGGGGGAGATCCAACCATACAACTTAGAGACTTAGAGGAACAAAATGAAACTGTGGCAACTAAAAAATCCGCAAACCGGTGAAAATATTGGTGGCCTACAACCACTGCCGGAAAACTGGGGTCCAATATTTGGCATGGAAGGTGTCAAAGATCGTTTGGGAGATTTGTCATGGCTGGGTATTACGGATCGCTGTTGGGTTGAAGTCGAGGCAGATGATCCAGTTAACCCTGTAAAGCAAGACATTGATGATCGAATAGCAATTTTTTATGAAGAAGCAAATCAAAAACTTGCAAATCAAACACTGACTAAAGGTCAGTGGCAATCATGGATTGATTATCAACAAAAATTACAAAACGTACCATTGCAGCCTGGATACCCTAATGAAGTGAGATGGCCTGATAAACCTGAATGAATAAATACTTAATCCGGTTTAATAAATCAAAAGGCGAGCCGGGCCGAGGAAGTGAAGAACATGTGTGGCGAGTTTTTGAAAACGGTAACGAGATATTAGCCAGGCATGTGAGGATTAATGTTCCAAGTTGGAGTGAGCAGACCGAGCCAGACTGGAACATTGCATGTATTGGTCAAATGACGTTTCATCCCGGTGTAGACATTGTTGAAATTAATAGAGTGGAAGGATGGGGTTAGATGCACAGTCCAGAGGTTCAAATAGTTGCAATTAGTAATGTATTTACTAGATTAATGCACTTTGTTAATCGCGGAGATTGTGAATCCGGACATACCCATACATACGATCATGCAACGATGGTTAGTGCAGGATCGGTGCTTTATGAGGTTCTTGATGGACCCGATGGAAATGTTGTAAAAGCTAAAGAGTTCAAAGCTCCTGGCTATGTGTTTGTTGAAAAAGATAAGTATCACCGAATTACAGCACTAGAGGACAATACGGTGTGTGTATGTATTCATGCTTTACGCACTATTGATGAAACAATAATTTCACCAGATTCTTTTATTGAACCTTTATATTCAACAAACAACGGTGAAATTAAAAATGCCGTACAACAACTAACAGGAATTAGCTGGAACGAAATAACTCGATATGAACCAGTAGGAGGCCATCATGGCTAAAGACTTTCCAGATTTAACAGGCGACGGCCAAGTGACCAAAGCTGATGTGCTTAAGGGTCGTGGCGTCATTGCAAAAAAGGGTGGCAAGGTAGGTGAGAAATGGATTCAGTCGGCCATCAAAAAGCCAGGCGCTTTACGAAGCTCGCTTGGTGTAAAGAAAGGGGAAAAGATCCCCGCAAAAAAGCTCGCAGCCGCAGCCAAGAAACCAGGCAAATTAGGACAAAGAGCGCGGCTAGCTCAGACCCTGTCAAAGCTCAAATAGCCCCAACCTTCGGGCTATTGCTTTTTGGGGTGTCTCTGGTATGTTCCTTGCTAATAGTCGCATGGGGGCAGTAGATGTCATTGCCAGATCCAGCCGACCCATCCAAGGTCGTTCAAACCGCTTTAGGTGGAATCCGCGAGGCGATCAAAGCCGGACGGGACATCAAAGAGACAGCCAAAGAAGTCAATGCTTTTCTGGACGAAGAAGCTCGCGCCCGTGTGGCGTGGCGCAGGAAACAACAGGAAGTTCAACGCCGGGGCGACATGATGTACGTGGACGCCATCAACGAGTATCGGGTGCTGTACAACCTGCGGCGCAACAAAGAGGATGCGTTTAAACAGATTGAGAAAGAGTTTGGTAAGCGGGCGATAGATGAGGTTCAGGCATTAGAAGTCAAGCTTCGGAAGGAGCGCAAGGAGTTGCAAAAGGAGTACGACTCTGACCGACAGGCAACACGGAACGAATGGCTGGTGCTGGGGGTTTTGTCTTTAATTATTTATGCGGTGCTTAAAGTGACGAAGGTATGGTGATGTTTGATGTTGGACTTAATTTGGTGACTGTAATTGACAATTTTATATCTGACGAAGATTGCAATCAGCTTACGCAATGGACATTGGCAAATTACATGAGTCCTTATTTTCAACCAGCTTGCGGAAGAATATCAACACGCCACACTAGGGTTGGAGTCCCGTTTCCAAACAAAGCATACAGTGTTCAAGAAAAAATTATTTCTACTCTAAATCTTCATGAAGCACTTCTGGCCCCATTTTGTGACGGTATGTATTCGGGTCTTGCACGAAACAAAGACGAAGTTTTTTACGAGATGCACAGAGATCCGGTTTATGTAGACGGAACATACACTTTGCACTGCAATATAGTGACAACAAACTCAGCAGATGGTGATGTGTATATTGAAGAGAACGGCGTTATTGCAATGAAAAAGGGGCGACTTGTAGCGTATCCAGTTTCAGAGCTAAATCACGAGGTAAAGCCATCTTTGGCAGATGGAATACGTAATTTGTGGGTGTTTGGTTTTTGTGTAACTAAACAATAAAGGTGTGGTGATGGACTGGACAAAAGTAATTCAAATGGCGTTTCCGGTGATTGTGGCTGCAATTACTTGGATGATCAGCGCCGTAACTAACATCCAACACGACCTGGTAGACATCAAGTCTAAGATGCCAGCCCTGATTACCCCCAGCGGCACCCCAACCGATTCTCCAATTTCAGCCGAAGCACGGCACAAGCTTAAAGAAGAAATCTACAAAGATATTCACGACCTTCAGGTCCGTCTAAAACTCCTTGAAGAAAGGTCTAAGCGATGATTACCCTGCTTTCTACCCTTGTTTCCTTCTTAATGGGCGGTCTGCCCAAGGTCTTGGACTTCTTCCAGGATCGGTCGGATAAAGCCCATGAGCTGGAGCTTGCCAAGATGCAGACGGAGCGGGAGCTTCAGATGCTGGAGAAAGGCTTTGCCGCCCAGGCCCGGGTTGAGGAGATCCGGACTGACCAAGTGGCCATGCAGACAGCCGTTCAGGAGCGCCAGGCACTCTATGCCCACGACATCGAGATCGGCAAGGGAGCGTCCCAGTGGGTGATCAATATGAGGGCTTCTGTCCGTCCGGTCATTACCTACGGCATGTTCTGCATGCTGCTCTTTGTAAACATTTTCGGGTTCTTCTACGCATGGAAGACCGGTGTGCCGTTTGACCAGGCTATGGCAATCCTCTGGGATGAGGACTCGGCCATCATCTTTTCAAGCGTGATCGCGTTTTGGTTCGGAAGTCAGTCTTTTAAGAAATGAATCAAGAATCTTACGCCGTTTACCACATCTGCCTAAATCCAGGCAGAGGAATTCTTTTAAATGAAGGATATGTTGGTATTACAAAAAACTCTGAGTTACGGTTTGCACAGCACGGGTGGAAAAGAAAGAAATCAAACGCCCACCTTAAAAATGCTTTAGCCAAATACAAAGATCAAGTTAAGTTTGTTGTCTTGGCTGAAAACTTAGATTATGAGGCGGCGTGTTTATTGGAAGAAATGTTGCGTCCAACAGTAAATATTGGTTGGAACATAGCTAAGGGTGGATCTATTCCGCCAAATCCAAAAGGAAAAGTTAGATCAGAAGAGTATTGTAAAAATATAGCCAAAGCTAAACTTGGAAACAAAAATCCCATGTTTGGCAAAAAAGTTATATTTTCTGAGGATCATAAGGCTAAAATTTCAAAGGCTTTAAAAGGCAAAAAAAGTAGCCTAATAAATGTTAAACGACCAACAATTGAATGCCCACATTGCGGGAAAATAGGCGGTGTTGGTGCAATAAATCGTTGGCACTTTGACAATTGCAGGGACAAATGAAAATAACTGAACAAGTTATTGAACTTGTAAAACACCACGAGGGCGTCCGGGTGCGGCCATACCGTTGCCCGGCTCTGCTCTGGACAATCGGTGTAGGCCATGTCATTGACCCCAAACATATTGGAGTGAAGCTTGAAGACCGCAAAAACCTACCCATCCCGGACGGCTGGGACCGGACCCTCAGTATGGATGAAGTCAATAAGATTCTGTCTGAGGATCTGGGGCGGTTTGAGGCAGGGGTACGCCGACTATGTCCTGATGGGCTTACTCCTGGTCGCTTTGGCGCACTCGTCAGCTTCGCTTTCAATGTTGGTCTCGGCAACCTCCAGCGGTCCTCTATAAGGATGAAGCACAACCGGGGGGAGTATGAAGAAGCCGCCGAGGCATTTATGATGTGGACTAAGGCCGGGGGGAAGGAATTACCGGGACTGGTTAAACGCCGTAAGGACGAACGCAACCTATATTTGAGCTGATCATGCCACTCAAGAAGATACTGTTTAAACCAGGTGTGAACAAAGAAAACACCCGGTATACCACCGAAGGCGGCTGGTACGAATGCGACAAAGTCCGTTTCCGTCAGGGTAGCCCTGAGAAGATTGGTGGGTGGGCGCAGATCTCTAGTAGCCGATTCTTGGGGGTGTGCCGGTCGCTGTGGAACTGGGTGACCCTGGGAGGGGCAAACCTGATCGGAGTGGGTACTAACCTTAAGTTCTACATAGAGCAAGGCGCTGCCTACTATGACATCACCCCCATCCGAGCCACAACGGCGGCTGGCGAGGTGACCTTTGCAGCCTCTAATGGCAGCTCGACCATCACCGTTACGGACAACAACCACGGAGCCTATACGGGCGATTTTGTGACCTTCTCTGGGGTAGATGCCAACGGCCTTGGGGTCGGGGGAAATATCACCGAGGCAGTCCTTGAGCAGAACTACCAGATCGCCCAGGTTTTGACTGCCAATACCTACACCATCGTAGCCAAGAACCCAACAACAGGAGCGGCTGTAACTGCGAATGCGAATGACTCCGGAAATGGTGGGGCATCTGTGGTTGGTGCTTATGAAATCCATGTGGGCGCTGCAACACAAGTTCCGTTTACAGGGTGGGGCGCAGGCTCATGGGGCGAAGGAAACTGGGGCCAAGGCGGTACAACACCCGAACTGATTCGGCTTTGGAGTCAGGCTAACTTTGGTGAGGATTTGCTTTTTGCTAACCGTGGAAGCCCGATCTATTACTGGGATTCCTCTGCCGGGACCAGCAATCGGGGTGTGCTTTTGTCCAGTCTTGGAGGGGCTTCTGGGGTTCCGACTACGGTAAATAAGGTATTCGTGTCCGACGTTTACCGATTTGCTATGGCTTTTGGAGCAAACGACATCGGCTCTGGAACCTTAGACCCAATGCTGATTCGGTGGTCAGATCAGGAGTCGGCGGTAAATTGGACACCTAGTGCTACCAATCAGGCTGGCAGTCTGAGGCTTTCCAGTGGATCAACAATTGTTGCCGTAATCCAGTCCCGGCAAGAGATTATCGTATTTACAGACTCGGCCATTTATTCTCTCCAGTATCTTGGCCCACAAGGCGGCGTCTGGGGAGCTACGCTTTTGGCAGATAACATCTCCATCCAAAGCCCAAATGCCGTGGCGTTTGCCTCCGGTATCGTGTACTGGATGGGTATCGACAAGTTCTACTATTACGATGGCCGGGTACAAACGCTGCCCTGCGATCTGCGCCGGTTCATCTTCAACGACATCAATCTTCAGCAGACCGACCAGATCTTTGCTGGGACAAGCGAGGGATTTACAGAGGTCTGGTGGTTCTACCCCACCGCTGGATCTAGCACCATTGACCGGTATGTGATCTATAACTACCTTGAAAAAGCCTGGTACTACGGGACTCTGGCCAGGACGGCATGGTTAGATAGCGGACTACAGGACTACCCGATAGCAGCCACTTACACTAATAACCTGGTCTATCACGAGTTTGGTATCAATGACAACGAGACCGGGACTCCGGCGGCTATCGAGGCGTATATCTCCTCCTCAGAGTTTGACATTGACGATGGCCATAACTTTGGCTTTATCTGGAGGATGCTGCCGGACATCACCTTTGAAGGGTCTAGTGCCTCCAACCCACAGGCGGTATTCACGCTCCAACCCATGAAGGGTTCAGGATCAGGGTTTACTACCCCAGCGTCCACCGGAGGCACTAACTTTGCTACGGTAACCAGAACGGCTACGGTGCCAATTGAAGCGTTCACTAACATTATCTACACCCGGGTCCGCGCCCGGCAGATGATCTTCAAAGTATCTTCCAGTGATCTGAATACCACCTGGCAGCTTGGCGCACCCCGTATTGACATCAGGCCAGACGGGCGCAGATGACAATCGAGAAGACCTATGTTGCACCAGCGCTACCGTATGCACCAGTTACGGAGTTCAATGCCACATTCATGGACGGGTACAGCCGTATCCTGCGCCTGTACTTCAACCTCAATGACAACCTAATCGACCAGATTCTGGAGCTGCTCAATAACGGCGGCTACTTCCCAGAGCTTAACGCCGGGGAGTTCAATGGGGGTAACTTTAACGGTGATACGGCCAACCTAGACCTGGTCAATGCCGGGCAAGTAGTGGCGGCTCTTGCCTACCTGCAAACCTTGTACGCCGGGGGAGTCCAGGCTCAAGACGTATTGGCTAACAATGTGACCGGCTCAAACGTAAACGGCAGCTTGTTTACCGGATCTGGCAGACAGCTAAATTTCCCCCATATTGGCGCTAGCGGCAACGCTGATCAGTACGCCACAGCAAACGACACGCCAACCATCGTTCAGTGGGATACCGCAGACGAAATATTAGGGTTTACCCTTAACAATGACTATACAGCCACCCCTACTTACAACGGGGTGTACAAGATTACTTACGGTCTTCAGTTTGCTAATACTGACAACGCTGCTCACGATGTAGTTATTTGGATAAGAGTTAATGGAACGGATGTAGTCAAGTCGGCGGTCAAGTACACCTTGCCAGCTAGAAAAAGCGCAGGAGTTCCGTCTTATCTCTTGGCGGGATCAACAATTGTTTTTGATATTCAGGCTGGGCAGTCGGTGGGGTTGTGGTGGGCAACCGATAAGGCATACAGCACGACTGGCCCGGTAGATGGGGTCTACATAGAATATCTCCCAGCTCAAACCACTCCATACGCACATCCAGCTGTTCCGGCTTCAATTGGAGATATTTCCTATGTATCTGCACCATTCCCGCCGAAAACTCAGGTGGCCCTGGTAGGGGTAGCTGGAGTCGGTGCTGTCGGTTCTGTGTCCATATTGGTCTATTGACTCGTACATGACACAGAGCTATAATCCCGACCAATTTCTAGGGTTAATTCCGGCCTCCCCTAGCCGTGCGCATTCCGTAGTGAAACCAATCTTTGGGATTGAGCATGGCGTCATTTGAAGAAGCGTTGCCGGGGTTACAAGCGCAGTATCCAAATATCATGGATGCCTTGGCTGCGTACAACCAATCGCAGCAACAAGCTTACTTCGCGCCAGCCACAACTCCAGCAGCACCAGCCACAACCCCTGCCGGTATTGCCGCATTACCATCTGCAACCCCTTTAAACATCGCAGTACCAACAAATCTTCCAACTGATGTTGCTGGTTTGTACACATCGGTGCTTGGCCGTGACCCGTTAGCCGGACAACAACCAGATACGACTGGGTTTAATTACTGGCAAAAAGAAATTGGATCAGATGGCATAACCGCAGACGAATACAAAAGATTTTATGAAGCTGGCATACCGGAACTGATTAGCTCGGCATACAAGACCGTGCTTGGTCGGGACATCCCCGCAACGGACACTGGCCCGTCTTATTACACTGAACAACTTCGCTCTGGGGCATTGACTCCGCAAACTTTACGATCTGCTTTGGTATCTGGAGCGACCGGCACAGATATCCTGCCCGCTCAGGCTTATGACATTTTAGGTAGCTCAGGGATTTATCAAGCATTAGAGAACCCACGATATGCAACAGCTTTAGAGCAAAAGCTTGGTCTTGATCCGGGAACATTAGCGCCAACAGTTAAGTCTTCCGATCTAGCAACCAAAAACTTGCAAGAACTCCAAAGCATCTTGCAAACATCAGGATTTAATAAATACCAAGAAGCAGATCGTGTTAGTGGGATTGCTAAAAACCTTTACGGTTTAACTGATGAGCAAACAATCAAGTTAGAAAAAGATTTAATTAGCGGTAAATCAACAGATCCATTGTTGAAAGAAATTTATCAATCTTATTTAACTGGCAAGCCAAACGAAGAGTTACAACAAAAGCTAGTTCAAGATGCTGCTACTAAAGCACCGGATTCTCCTTTCTTCCAAGCCAATCCATTCCAAAAAGTTATCAACACCCCTATTGGTGAAATAAAACGGGGTGAAGAAACATCCAACACTTACGGTGTTGATCCTCGCACGAACCTACCAATTCTCCACAAGAAAGCATTTGACGACATTCTTGACAAAGACGGTGAAGTCTTTATTGGTGGAATGCAGGATATGACGGACAACATTCGTCATCAATATGTTGGAGCAGACCCACACAGTAAATGGCAGGGTGCTTTAGCCAGAGGAACCGGTGTTTTTGGTGTAACCGCTGACAAAAAAGATATATCTGACTTTGCACGAATTGAAAAAGAACTAAACAGGCTTGGTGGTGTTCAAAAGCAGATTGACCCAGAAACTGGGTCTGAGATGGATGTTGTTTATGTAGAACGACAAGATCCGGAAAATCAGAATCGCACTTATAAGATACCGGTTACAGCCGAACAATTCTTTGCTATGCAGTTGGCTGGAGATCAGTATTACGGTGCCGAAGATCCAGCAAGCGTAGCCAGATACACCAGAAACTTTGAGTCAACATCGGCATACGACTATTACAAAAACACCAAAGCCAGGCTTGATGAAATTGCTAAGGATACATACAAAGACCCATCCAAAGCACCGCAATACAAAGACATTAAAGATGTTTATGACGATCTAAACAACAAGTACAAAGATCTTTATCTTTGGCAGGGCCGTACCGATACCCTAGATCCAGCAGCAGCCAAGACGCTAGGCATTGACGACGTTAAAGAAAACTCCAAACACGCATCAATTTTGTACACATCAGCTAACGATAAGCTGGTACCGGTCAAAGTTCAGCGTGTGTATGACTTTGAAGATCCCAATACAAGTAGCGGATTCTTTGGTGATCTCTTTAACAACATCATGGAGATCCTTTCTGTACCGCCAATTGCTATGGCGCTTGGTGCGTATTTAACTACCCCTGGAATTGATGCAATAACTGGAGCCGCAACACCTGCGCCGTTGTCAACTGCAACTAGTTCAGTGGCAAACTTATTACCAAGCGGGTTAACAAGTATTCTTCCAGCATCTATTACTCCGGAAATGATTGCAAGGTCAATTATTAGTTCTGGCATTGGAGCGTTACCTGCTGGTACTCGTGGTCTTGATGATTATTTAAAAGCGTTTGGAACTAACTTAGCAGGTCAAGCTGTACAACTCGGTGGTCAAGGCATTGGTCTGCCATCAGTAGTTTCTAGAGGACTTGGCACAGCAACGACCGCTGCGCTCTCAGATCGTGACGTAGGGGATGCGCTTACACGATTAACAACATCTGAGGGGATTGGTGCATTGTTACAAAATGCCACAACCGGTGATTTTGATAAAAATTTACTCGCAGCTTTTGCACCTTCAATTTTGAGCGGAAGACTTACTCCAGCAGATTTAATGCGTATTGCTCAAGTAACAAATCCGTCACCGAAGAAATGAGATAACTATGGCCGATTACAGTTTTTTCGATGAAAACTACGACTCGTATCTCCCTGGAGGTGGGTTCGAAGGATTCCCATCTAGCTTTGATATTCCTAGTATTGACTTAGGTAACCTTGATTTGTCAAGCATAGATTTGGGTGGAGACTCTTATGGCGGGTTTGGGATTGATCTAAGCAGTCTAGGAGACAGTTTTGGTTTTGATCTGTCCGGCATAACTCCAGATATGAGTTTGTACGGACTTGACTTAGGCGATCTAAGTGGAATGCTTCCAGATGTGGAATCAGATCCATATGCCGGTCTTGGTTACTCAGCACAGGATATAAAAGAATTACAAGAAGGAACATACTCAGGTCCAGAGCAAAGCGATGAGTATGTAAAACAACAGCTCGGGGAAGACTTATACAAAGAGTTGTATCCGTACGGTACAGGAGGCCGAGGTGGCGATGCTGAGGCTCAAGAGGGTGGTTTCTACGGAAACACTAAAAATGCTACCTATGACCCCAAGACAAACACAACGACAATTCGCAATCCAGATGGAAGCACTCGTACTATTCAAGGGCCACCAACTCCTGGCGGAACCAACACCATCACTCAAAAAATAACAGATGTTATTAATCGACTTACCACCACCGGACCCAACAAACAAGATGCGCTACTAGCAGCACTGCTTGGCGGTCTAATGGGATTACTTGGCAAAGGTTCTGCTGCTAAAGGTCCGGTTGGCTACAAGGGAGAGATTCCTAAATTCACAGCAGTCCGTGGTAAACCCGGCGAGGGTACCAAGTTTATTCAAGCAGCAGGCGGTGGTTTGATGGATCTTGCCCAGGGTGGTCGTGCAGCTCGTTATCTCCGTGGCGGCACGGACGGAATGGCCGACAAGATTAAGACCGACATTGATGGCAAACAGCCCGCCCGTCTATCGCACGGAGAGTTTGTAATTCCGGCAGATGTGGTGTCTCATTTAGGTAATGGCAACTCAGATGCTGGAGCCGATGTGTTGTATGAAATGATGGACAAAATTCGCACAGCTCGGACAGGCACAAAGAAACAAGGCAAACAGATTAACCCCCGGAAATACATCCCGGCATAAGGAATGATCATGGCAACAGGAATGGAAACCACAGGCGGTACCGAATCAAGCTTATCCCCATACGTTGGTCCGTATGTCACGAGGATGCTGGGTCAGGCCGAGGCTCTTGGCCCGTATGGCGTTACTGCGGAGGGGCAAGAGTTTGGACGAAAGTTCCAACCTTATGGGGCTGAGCAATACACAGCCGCTACAGATATTGCCGGACGACTGGTTGCTCCTGAGTCAAACTTACAAACCAAAGCATTCACAGGGATTGGCTCATTAACCGTACCAACTGCATTGACTACCGCCGGGACACAGGCAGTCGGCACTTACGGTGCATCCCAACAATATATGCCTACGGTCGGCACGGTTCAGTCCTACATGAATCCGTACCTTGAGGCAGTCCTTGAGCCACAGCGTCGGGAGGCTAGTCGTCAGGCTGATATTGCCCGTAACGAAATGCAAAGCCGTCTGGCTAAAGCCGGCGCTTATGGCGGCTCCCGTCAGGCAATCATGGAAGCTGAATCTCAGCGTAATCTCCAGACTCTTTTGGGAGATATCACTGGCAAGGGATACGCTGGTGCATTTGAAGCAGCTCAAAGACAACGTCAGGCAGATATTGATGCGGGGCTTCGTGGGCTTGCCGCTCAGACTGCCGCGACCCAAGCTTTGACTCAGGCCGGAAGTCAGCAGGGCGAGTATGGATTACGTAATCTCCAGCAGATGTTGTCAGCAGGTCAGACGGAGCGTGACATCGAGCAGGCTGGACTGACTGCCGCATACAACCAGTTCTTGCGTGAGGAGCAGTATCCGCAACAGCAGCTTGAGTTCCAGCGTTCAATGCTGTCTGGCTTACCAATCGCCGCAGCCAGCTTCTATCAGCCTGCACCAAGCGCATTCCAGTCTGCCGCAGGCGGTGCTGGAACCACTTTAGAACTTCTCAGAATTCTTGGACAGATCGGAAAACAGTCATGATGAATCTTGTTCAACTTCAAGAACGTCTTAAAGACGTTCCGATGCAGGCACTAATGCAGTACGCCAACGGGGCTAATCCACAGGTTCCCCCGTTCCTTGCCTTGGGCGAACTGAACCGCCGCAAGAAGATGCAAGAGTCAGCCGCTGCCGATCAAGCCCAAGAGATGGAAGGTGCGCCCACGGTTAAGCAGCAGATCGAGCAAGCCGCTGGTCTCATGGCGCTTCAGGGTAGCCGTCAGCGTCAAGCCGCTCAACAGCAACAAGGCATTCAGGCAAATATGCCTATGGCCGCACCTAATACGACAACCTCTGAGCCAGCTCAGTTAGCGGGCGGTGGATTCATTGATGACATTGTGGTTCCTCGGGACTACCAGGCTGGCGGTCAGGTTAATCCTGAGATGATGAAGAAGTTGATGATGATGAAGATGATGCAAAAGCGTCGTCCAGGAGTCGCCGGTATTCCAATACAAAACATGTTTAAACGCAGCGACTACGCAGGCGGCGGAATCGTAGCGTTCAATGGTACGTTTGATTCTTTTGTGCAAGAAACAAGCCCCAGGGGAGATACCAAAGAGCGTGAAGCAACTCCTGAAGAAAAAGAACTTATGACTCTTTCTGAACTTCAAGAGTACAACCGATCCGGTAAAATTCCTGATCGGGTTAAAGCACAACCCACTCCTGCTCCTCGTCAAGTATCGCCAACGGAACCACCGCCATCGGCAGCTACTCCTGCCGCAGCTGCACCGGGTGTCGCTTCAAGAACCGGTATTGGGTCACTTCCCACAACTCCCAGAGCGCTTTCACAAGCAGTAGTCAGTGCGCTTGGTATGAGCGCGGATGAAATGTTTCCCGATACGCCAGCTCGCAGTTTTGATGAAATCATTAATGAACAGCGACGTCGTCAGAAAGCTATGGGAATTAGTGAAGCATACCTTGATGAACGCGAAAAAAGACTTGGTGATATTCAACGTCGTCGTGAAGCGGAGAGAGCTGATCAACCTATGACGGAACTTACTAAGTTTCTCCAGGGCGCTGCAACCGGTCCTCGTGGCGGTACCTTTGGTACGCAAGGTGCGTCCGGTGTAGCTGCTTCGTCTAAGTATCGTGAGGAGCAACGCGCTCTCCGTGATAAGCAGGACATGGAGATGGAGGATCTGAAATTTACTGTTGCTGCCAAGCGTGATGCTATCCGTCGTGGTGATATGACTGCTGCTGAGGCTTTCGAAGCTCAGGAGAAGAAATTGCGTCAAGATCTTGCCAAGATTCGTTCTGATATCAAACTTAAACAGGGTGAGCTTGGTAGCTTAGAAGAGTATCGTCGTCGTTCAGGTGACATCGAATCAGCAAAACTTGTTGAAAGTCGAGACCTAAATAACTTCAATCGTGCAATGACCGCGGCGAATCTTGAGGCAGAACGGGTTCGTAGTGATCTTCGTAAGCGGGCCGAAGGTATGATGGATAAGGGATTGAACGAAAAAATCAAAGCCAATCCAAACTACATTGAAGAGCAAGTAGAGGCGGCACGTAATCGCATACTGCGTGGATATGGCGTTGGTTCATTACCTGCGGCGGATACCCAAGCGGCCGGAGGCAACGTAGAGGTTAAGTTGCCAAATGGCAGATCAATGTATTTCCCAAATCAACAGGCAGCAGATCAATTTAAACGTGAAGCCGGAATCAGGTAATGGATTACGAAGCCCTGGCAAGGAAGTATGGCGGTAGTCCTGCGCCATTAGCTGCCGATCCTCTTGAGGATTTGGCTCGCAAATACGGTGGATCACCAACGCCGCTAGCATCCCCCGCGGCTGCTCCGAAAGAACCGGAAAGCGGTGTTCTACGTCAGATAGCAGACGTTCCGCTAGGTGTAGCCAAAGGCGTTACATCCGGCATTCGGATGTTGTCCGACATCTTTGGTGCAGATAACCCCGTTAGCCAGGCACTCAAGGGAACCGAAGGATATCTCAATGATCTGATGTCAGCTCAGGCCCGCAACGATCAGAAAGAGATCGCGCGGATTATGAAAGAGGCTGAGGACAAGGGCGTCTTAGATCAGGTGATAGCTGGTGTCAAAGCCTTTGCCACAGCCCCGGTCGATATGCTTTCTCAAGCAGCAGGCACAGCTATTCCAACCATTGCTGGTGGCCTAGCAGGAACAATTCTTAAAGTAGCTCCAAAGGTTACCGCTGGATTGACCGGTGTTGGCATGGGTACCGGCGTGGTCAAGGGAACAATCTATGAAGAGACCAAGCAAGCTCTTAAAGATGCCGGCGTATCTGAAGATCAGGCGGAAGCAAGGGCGCAGCTAGCTCAATCCTACGGCGGCAAAAATCTAGATCAGATCCTACTAGGATCAGCATTGGGTGGATTGACTGCGGTAGTTGGTGTCGAACCTGCTGCGATAGGTGCTTTAACCAAACGTATATTGGCCAAAGAGGCAACTGAGAAAGCTGCTGAGGCAACTGCTAAAGAAGCCTCAAAATCTGTCGCCAGACGGGCTGTTACTACCGGCGCTACTGAGGCTGGCCCAGAATTTCTACAAGCCTTCCAAGAGCAAGTTGCATCGAACATTGCCCAGCAGCGTGAGGGTCTAGATGTAGATGCCATTCGCGGAGCTGTAGCTGCTGGTACTTTGGAAGGATTAGCTGGTGCTGGTCTTGGTGCTGGAGTTGGCGCAATCACTGGGCCACGGGTAGCGGCTGAGAAGAGGACGCCTGAGGAGATTGCGGCCGAACAGAAACCGGCTGAACCAACCATTACCAAATACTCCACAGTTAATCGCCGCGGTCAGGCTATCACTGTAGATGTCAGTGAAAACCCAGATGGAACCATTACGGCCAAGAGTAGCGATGGTACTGACTTCGACCTTGATCCTTTCTTGAACCGCGGCATGTCTGTGCCTGAGGCGGTCAACGCAGCTTTTGCCCGTAAGAATGCCAAGATGGCCACGCCTGTGACCGAAGAGGTTGAGGAAGAGGCTAAGGTTGAAGAGCCTGCAAAAGTAGTCCCTCCGGTGGCAGCTGAGACAGCTCCTGAAGTAATTAAGGCTGCTGAGCCTGAGACTGAGGCTCCTCCAAAACTAACCGCTCCTGAAGGATTCAAGCTTAAAGAAGGGCGTAACGAGCAAGTAGTTCTTGCTGCCCGTCAACTTGAAGAAAAACTAGCCGCTGCTAAAACAGAGGAAGAAAAAGCTACAGCTAAAGCTGAATACGACAGATATGTAAATTATTACACACCGGTTCCAGCTTTAAAGTCAGATGCTATTGAGAGTCCCTTGTCTTCCGAGGAACTTCAAAAGGTTTTAACTCTTCCAAAGGTTCAAAAAGACCAGGCCAAAATCGATGCACCGATAGAGGATGGCACTCGGGTTGGTTTGCGCATGGATATTCCGGCCCTGAAAGAGTCTAAAAAGGTTGGTCTTCGGGGTAGCGTTGTATCTGTTCACAAGGGTGCAGACCCTGAAAAGAAAAGCACTGGTGATAACATAAGCTACAAGAGTGCTGGCCACATTACCGATGCCAAAATGGCTATCCGTAGTGAAGAGGCAGCATTTGATGTAGCAAAGTCTGAAGAGGGTCGAGCTGGGCAAAAGAAGCCGCAGCAAACCATTGAGGGTAAATGGGTCAATACCCCTCCAGAAGAAATTTATTCTCGGGTACAGCAGTTAATGGAGGATCCTGAGTGGACTCAGGTCAGCCTAGATCCTAATCGTCATTCATTCTTTTACGATCGTAAGACTCTACGCCCAGTCGTTGCTGCTGATGAGGTGTACCAGATCGGCCGATTTGTTTTGGCTAAAAATGCAAAGTTTGGCAATCGTAATAACTTTTTGTATGCACAAACTAAACCCGGAACTAAAGGCAATCCTAAAGCTGCGGTTCAAGCTCTGATTAATAAGGTCAAAGAGGGTTGGGTTAACGCACCTAACACAGAGGTTGTCCAATCAATCAGCGAGTTACCACGCGACTTACAGAACCAGATTGAAGAAGACGGTGTCAATCCCCGCGGTGCGTATCACCCGCCGACCAATACCGTTTACATCATCTCGGACAATATTGCTGGATATCGAGACGCATTTGTTACCCTGACTCACGAGGCGCTCGGCCACTTTGGTCTGCGGTCTATTCTTGGCAATAGATACAAATCAGTCATGGAAAACTTCTATGAAACCAATTCAGAGGTTAAGAAGTTAGCTGATAAGAAGATCAAGGAAGGTCTAGACAAAGCTACCGCTGTTGAAGAGGTGCTGGCTGAAGCTATTGAGGATCGCATACCGCAGGACACGACTCTTGGTAAAGCTATCCAAATGCTCAAAAACATCATCCGTCAGTTTGCCAAGATGCTTGGCGTCAAGACGTTGAATGATGCAGAAGTACAAAGTCTCCTCGATTCTGCCCGTGACTACGTGATTGAGGGTAGATCTAAGGGGGCTTCTCCACCAGCTGAGGGTCGGGCCGTATTCGCTAAAGCCAAGAAGCCTGCCGCCAAGCGTAGCGTTGCTGGCGAAGCAGCCATGCAAACAGTCAAGGATCTAGGCAGGGAACAAGAGGTTCCGCCTAGCACCATGGAAAAAGCCTTGAGCGTTTTAAGAGACGCCAAGGAGAACCCATCCCTGTCCAAGGAAGAGGCTAAGAAGGCCTTGACCAGATTTATGGACATGATTGAAACCAAAATCTTTGCTACTGATGCTGCATTAAACAATGCTATTCGCCGAGTCATTAACGACGCGACAATGGAAGACAAAGACAAGATTGGTCTCTTGTTAAGCATCAGCTCTAATCAGGCGGTCCACGCTGACGCTATTGCTAGCCTGGCGATTCAATACGGCTCTGTGCAATACAACCCCGAACTGTACAAATATGAGGCGGTTGAAGATCCTAATAACTTTATTGCTTTATCCAAAGCCATAGACGACATAGTCAAGAAACACGGATTGACGAAGCAAGAGGCAGAACGAGTTGCACATACGTACTTTGAAGCGCGTCGTTTAAATGGTGTGATGGAGTACAACGAACGAGTTGATGCTGAACGATTTGATGCAATAGATCGGATTCAAAAAGCAATTGACGCAGATGATGCCAACGCCGAAAAGGTAGCTGAACAAGATTTACGTCGGGCAGTTGAAAAATATAAATATGTTCACATGAGCCGTGAACATATTGATGAGGGTTTAGAGTTAGTTAAGACAATCCCAGAGTTAGAGCAAGTCGCTGATATCTGGTATGGAATTCGCCAGAACACCGCAAAGATATTGGTTGATAGCGGTCTTTGGTCAGCAGAGGAAGCTGATCTTCTCCTATCAAATATTGACTATGTTCCGTTCTATCGAGAAGATCAGTTAGAAAAGGGCAAAGGTCCAAAAGAGTTCTTGCGTGGTATTCAGGTTCCTGCCAAAGAAAAGAAATTTAAGGGATCAGATCTTCCGGTAGCTGATGTCTTTGACAACATGGTTCGCTGGACGCAATACGCGGTCAAGCGGTCTGTGATGAATAAGCTTGGTCAGGCAAAGGTAGACGCAGCAGTACAGTTTGATTTGGCCACCCCGGTGGGAGAATCTAAAAAGGGTCCAAATTCGGTTCGTATATGGAGAAACGGTGAGGCTGAGTTTTATGACATGGCAGACCCGCTATTCATGGAATCCTTTGCTGGACTGGAGAGCGTTGCGCTTCCAATTTGGAAAGTGTTCGCCTCGATGTCTAACTTCCTGCGTCAGTCCGTGGTTTTGTATCCGCTGTTCTCGGTATCTCAGGTTCCGCAGGACGCCTTTGCAGCCATGTTCTCATCTGGTCTAAAGACTAGATTCGCATTGAGTATCCCGGCTCGGGCAGTCAAAGAATTTATTCAAACGCTAACCAAGTCAAGCAAGACACATGAAGAGTTGCGACGTATTGGTGCCGTTGGTATTCGTGACTTTTCCTCTGCTGTGGCTCGTAACGATGCTGAAGTAGCAGCTGGACTGAAGAAGACCCCGGGCATATGGAACAAAGTTAAAGGTATGCTTGAGCATATCTCCATGGCATCTGACAATGCTGTTCGTCAGGCTGTCTATAGCGCATCGATTGCTCAGGGACTGTCTACTGCTGAAGCGATGGAAAAGGCATTTGCCATCATCAACTTCCGTAACCGCGGTAGCAGCCCGACCATTCGGATGCTTGGCCAGGTGGTGCCGTTCTTTAACGCCTACCTTGCAGCTCAGCATGTGGCCATCAAGACTATCTCTGGGGTTGGCATCTCTCCATCTGCACGGGAAGATGCATTGAAGACCTTGGCTGCTACGACCGGCACAGTTATGGCGCTGTCATTGATCTACGCCATGGCCATGGATGACGATGAGGACTACATCGATAAGCCCTCTGTAATGCGCGATCGCCTGTTCATCATCCCAGGCACGGGCATGACGATCCCGATCCGTACTGACATCTTCTCGATGCCAAAGATCCTGACCGAGCATATGTACATGCTGATGACGGATCAGGGCATGGCCGATGGACGCAAATTCCGGGATTCGATGAAGGCAGCTCTGGGCAATATCCTGCTTGGTCCTACCCCTGTTCCCCAGGCAATCAAGCCCGCGGTCGAGGTGGCTGTGAACTACAACTTCTTCCAGGGCCGGCCGCTGATTGGTACGTTCCAAAAAGGTCTGGAGTTAGAGCGGCAGTTCAACGATTCAACCTCGGAGCTGGCCAAGCTATTTGGTCAGACTGGTCTGATCTCCCCGATCGCAGCTGATCACCTATTCCGCGGCATGCTGGGATCTCTGGGCGGGTTGATCGTTTACGCAACCAACCCAATCCTGCATAACGCTGTTGGAGTTCCGCGGCCGGAGCTGTCGTTTACGGAGGCCATGGCAGCTTTACCTGGCACCAGTGGATTCATCTCCCGGCCCTTTGAGACTGGGCTTAAGAATGACTTCTACGTCCTTCGGGATGAGGTGGCCAAAGCGGCTAATACCTTCAACGATATCAAGCGCCGTAGCCCAGCCGACATCGAGGAGTTCCTGGCCAATGAGGACAAGGCAACCAGGGTCGGGATGCAGAAGGCGGTTAATAACATTACCGAAGCGCTCAGCAATATCCGTCGCCGTATATCAGTGATTACTAACTTACCAGCTTCTGAGATGTCTGCCTCCGAAAAGCGGACGGAGATCAATCAGCTGCGTGAGATGGAGCGGGATATGCTCCGGAACATTGATATCAAAGAACTGCGCCGGATGGCTAACCTGTAATCGGCAGGATCACAACGGTACAGCCCCCGCCAATTTTGACCCCCTGGCGGGTCACATGCAGCTCATCGACCTGCTCGTCATCATGGAAGCAGCCAGCGTGTTCTAGGGCATCTAAGAGGCTTTTGATGCGATTGTCTATATCGAACCTTATGCGATTGGCTGGGAACAGCGCTATGTGTACAGAAAGCCTCCCATCGAGGGGCTGGACGTTTGCATCCAGGCAGGCTTCAGCCACGGAAACACGAAACTCTTTTCCCTTTTTTCCCAAAAATCTTTGCTTTCCATTGACTCCCCAGTAGTGGTTAACACTAGGTGGCATCGGTAATTCAAGCTGGATGTGCATGGTCGTTTAGCCTAAGTTATTGATTTTATTGATGAATGTCAGTGTAACAGTGTTACACTGAGAATTTATATATTACATGATTCAACATGGGTATGACCTATTGACATGATATTTCTTTGGGTCCAAAATTCAATTGTCTACTGCTAGGAGTAAAAATGAAATTAACCAACAAGTTCAATATCCCCCAGACATTTATCAATGTACTGGAGCGCCCGACTTATTCCAAGGGAAAGGCGAATCTCTCTGTTACCCAGCTGATCAACAGCCCCAAGATCGTAGCCCTGACCAAGAAGTTTGAGGACGAGCTGGAGCAGGACGTCTCGGACATGGTCTGGTCGATCTTTGGCTCGGCCGTCCACAAGGTCTTAGAGCATGGCCAAGATGACAACCATATCGTTGAGGAGCGCCTGTCTACCGAGATCGATGGCTGGAAGATCTCCGGGGCTATCGACCTCCAGATCAAGGGGGATAACTTCATCGAGATCCGGGACTACAAGACAGTCTCAGCATGGGCCGTGATGAACGAAAAGATTGAGTGGGAGCAGCAGCTAAACCTGTATGCCTACCTAGTAGAGAGAGTAAAAAAGATTCCGGTCATATCCCTTGGGATCGTGGCCATCATCCGGGACTGGAGCCGCCGCGATGCCGCCACCCGGGAGGGCTACCCAGAAGCTCCGGTCAAAGAGATCCCTATAAAGCTATGGCCGTTTGAGCAGCGGGAGGCGTTCATTAAAGAGCGTATCCATGCTCACTCTTCTTGCGAGTTTGAGTTAGAGACCGATGGCAACCTGCCGGCCTGTACCCCGGAGGAGATGTGGGAGAAACCGACCATGTGGGCGGTGAAGAAAGTCGGTGGTGCGAGGGCTAGGTCGGTTCACACAACCAACCAAGAAGCCTTAGAGACGATCGCCAAATTAGGAAAAGCTTACGAGATCGAAGTGCGTCCGGGCAGTCGCACCCGATGTGAATCTTTCTGCCCAGTTTCCAACTATTGCCAGCAATGGCGTGATTATCAGGAGAGTAAATGACAGCCAATGAGGAGCAGGTGGGTGGGCGGCATTACATTGAAAAGCCCATCCAGCCCTGGGATTACATCATTGCCAACAAGCTGGGATACCTTGAGGGCAACATCGTGAAGTATGTATCCCGTTACAAAGAGAAAGGCGGCGTTGAGGATTTAATCAAAGCTTCCCATTACTTAGAAAAACTTATTGAGGTGACCTTAAATGACACAGAACGTGTATCAAAAGCTGCAATTAGCGAGACTACTGCTTCAGGAAAAAAAGCTTAATAAATCAGGAAAGAACAAGTTTGCAGGCTATGAATATTTCGAGCTTCAAGATTTTCTACCGGCTGTTCAAACCATCTTTGCTGATACTGGCCTTTGCCCTGTGTTTAGGTGTGGTGTTAACGATGCTACTTTGACGGTATATAACGTAGAGAAGCCGGAGGACTACGTCTTGTTCACGGCCCCGATGGCCGCGGCAGAACTCAAGGGATGTCACCCTGTGCAGAACCTGGGTGCATCGATCTCGTATCTTCGACGCTATCTGTACGTCAATGCCCTAGAGATCGTGGAGCATGACGCCCTCGATGCCACAACGGGGAAAGAAGCATTGGCACCAAAGCCTGTACCCAAAGCTGTAGCTGCTGAGCCAAAGCCGGCCCCCAAGAAAGAAACGATCGAAGGAAAGTCTGGCGATTGGCAGATGGTTGTGACAGGTACCCCGGGCGATGCTGATTGGATGGAGCTGGTCGAAGAAGCGGCAAACAAACTTCTAGACTTTGCCAATAGCGAAGAAGATGTCATGGCCATCTACAAGAAAAACAAGCAGTTATTCGAAGAGGTAAAGGCTCAGGACGCTGTGTTCTTTAAAGATCTGATGGATAAGTTTTCTACGGCCCGCGCCAAATTTAAGGAGGCAGCATGACCTTTATACCCAAACCAAATACCGGGTCTCTTTGGAAGAACGATAAGAAGACCGATGACAAGCACCCCGATATGCGTGGCGATGCGGTGATTGATAAGCGTCTGCTATTGGATCTGATTTCCAAGGGAGAAGATCCGGTCAAGATAGCTGTAGCCGCATGGAATCGGACCACCAATACCGGCCGGGATTACACCTTCATTACCTTTTCTGAGCCGTTCATTCCTCAGAAGAAGGCTGAGCCAGCTCCCAAGCAACAAGCGCTAGACCAGGAGGATGACGAAGATGTCCCTTTCTGAGATACCTACGCTTCAATTTGAGGCAATCAAGGTCGCTCTGAAGCAGGACAAGACAGGGTTCGTGCTGACCCTGTGCATCCACCCGGATGACATCCCGAATGAACTGATGCGGGATTTTGTTGGCTCGCACTATCAGGTGGTCATGGTTCGGTTGAACCAAGACCATCAGCCCATGGAGCGCGATCAAGAGTTTGAAGGAGATCGGGCCATACGGTTGGCTGGAGTTCTGTGCCGAGAAAAAGAATTCTGGGAATACCTGCACGACGATAGTCAGATCTTTGATGCCAATGAAGAAGAAGCTACGAACTGGGTACGTGAGTATCTCGGCGTCCAGTCCCGGTCGGAATTAAAGACCAATCAAGAGGCCCGACTTAGGCTGAAGAAGGTTAATGAGGATTACAAAAAATGGAAGGCAAAAAACTAGTTCCGTATTCGGTTTATATACCGATCGAACAGCATGATCAGCTTAAGCAGCTGGCCAAAAGCCGTAAAGCCGCGGCGCTCGTGCGGGATGCCATCAACATCATCCTGAATGGTAATGACCAATACAAATCTGGATACAACAACGCAATCAAGGATGCGGCTCAGATCGTTTACGAATGCAAGGAAGCTCAGATGGTGGCGGTAAACGGTCGGGATGTGGGTGCGCTCTTGTCAGATCAAATAAAGGAGCTTGCAATCAAATGAACGGACATCCATTAATCGAATGGAGAAAGATTAAGCAGTGGGTCAGGGCAGCTTGGGCAGAGTCTTTTGGAATAGTTGTGGCGTTTGTGTTGGGAATCTTGCTTGGAATTGTTTACAAACAGGAGGACATCATGGAAGACTGCAAGTACTCCGGGACGTTCCGGGTTCACAGCCAAGCTTATAACTGCCAGAGGAAGATATGAGAAAGCTACTGATTGCGTTATTAATGGCCCCGTCTATGGCGATGAGTCAAGTATTCGTGGTGCCAAATAAAGGTGGCGGAGAGATCACGATTACTACTCGGCCATGTATTGTCAAGGGCCAGAATCACTCCGAGCTTAGGGAGGCATACACCTGGTCACCGTCATCTCCATACGAGAAGGGGTGCTGGACGATCATTGATGGGATGGTTCACATCCTGTTCCTAGACACCAACAGTCGTCGTGTTTACCCGATTGAAGAGTTTCAAAAGAAAGAAACGCGATGAGCTACGAGTTCACCAATGACTGGTTCAAGCGTACCGCTCACGGCTGGTCCCAGTTCCCCAAAGCTGGCAGAGTCCTGGAAATTGGATCGTATGAGGGTCAGTCAGCTGTGTGGATCATTGAGAACATGCTGACCGATGATGGGATCTTGTACTGCGTGGATACATGGATCGGCGGCGAGGATCACCAGGGCATAGACTTTGAGCAGGTTGAGACTAGGTTTGAAGCCAACATAAAAAAGGCCAAGCGCGGTGAGCAAAAAATTTACAAGTTAAAAGATGAGTCTTACCGGGCGCTTGCCACCATTATTACAGGCGCTCCGGAGATGGATTTCATCTACATCGACGGCTCTCATGTGGCGAAGGATGTTTTGACCGATGCTTGTATGGCGTGGCCGCTGCTGCGTCAAGGTGGTCTGATGGTCTTTGATGACTATATCTGGGGTGATTCCCGGGACATTCTGCACCGCCCCAAGATGGCCATTGATGCTTTTGTCAACATCTTCGCAGAGGAAGCCCAGCTAGTCGGCTGGGGAGCGCAAACCATTGTGAGGAAAAGATGAAAGGTACCAAACTGTTTGTAGCTACACCGATGTACGGCGGGATGTGTTATTCACCCTATGCCCTGGCTCTGTCCGATCTGTCTGTGGCCTGCCGGAATTACAACGTTCCGCTTAAGATCCGGGTGGTCAACAACGATGCCCTGATTGTGAACGCCCGTAACCTACTGGCCCATTACTTCCTGGCCGAGACGGACTGCACCCACATGATGTTCATTGATGCGGATGTGTCGTTTAAGCCGGAGCATGTGTTCAGCCTGATCGAGGAGAACAAGGATCTGATCGCGGGGAACTATCCCAAGAAGATGATTGACTGGGAGGAGGTTCAGAAGGCGGTCAAGGCAGGCGTCCCAGTGGATCAGTTGAAATACCACACTGGTCGTCCGACGTTTGCCATCATCCCCGGTACAGAGGGAGAGCATAAGTTTGAGAACCCCTTGGAGGTGGAGACCGTAGCCACCGGGTTCATGCTGATCAAGCGCCGGGTATTTGAGGAGTTAGCCCCTTTGGTTGATGAGTATTGGCACCCAGACCACAAGGACCGTCCGATCAAGAACTTCTTCAGACTCTTGGTAGAAAACACCAAGCTGTACTCAGAGGACAACTCATTTTGCAAGCTGTGGCGGCAGCACGGTGGCAAGGTATACCTAGCCCCATGGGTAATGTTGAATCACACCGGAACATACACATTTGAAGGAAGGCTAACGGGGCTATGAAAAAACGCAAACTTATTAAAGATTGCTTAAATATAAAAATTCTTATTAAAGAAAACTTAAAGGAGAAGAACAATGCCCAAAGGACTATTTGATGACATTCCGCTAAAAAACATAGACCGAGACAAATCTTGGGAGGCGTTTATTAAACGCAAAGATGTTAAGTCTTTGTTTGAAATGCACAACGATCCAGAGTTTGAGTTTCCTCTCGGTGGTGGCTATTACGATCTGTGGTGTCTTTGCTGGCAGAGGGCCTGGACCAAGGGGTTTGAGGCTGGTGCAAAGTGTGATCTTGAGGAGGAATCAGATTGAACTACATCATTGGTGCGTTTTTAGCTGTCATTCTTGGCATACTAATTTCTACCCGCCCCGCCCCCAAGGAATACTGGGACGATGGTTACAAGGCCGGCATGAAGGCGGCATTGAAGACCAATCCCCCATCAGACGAGCTGGAGATGACCTGTGCTGGTCTGTGGCTGGGAGAACAACAGAAGAAGAAAGGTAAGTGATGAACGGATTCTGTAGTGAGTGCAGAAAGCCATGCCGGGAGGTAAAGCGGGACTTCGGGTATGGTCGCACGGAATACTGGGGCGCTGTGTCTAGCCATGAGAATTGGCATGTAGTCTCAGAGTGTTGTGATGGAGATGTTCTAACCCAAGAACAGATGGAGGAGATCAATGAACTTAACAGTCCTGGTTGTGGAGTGGAATAGCTTGGGGCCGGCTAAGTTTTACATAGCCATGATGGCGTACATAACAATTTTGCTATGGTGGGGGGCTAAGCATGAATGAGCCACATAGATTAGCGGCGTGGCTTAAGGCCAATGCCAAACACATGAAGTTTGAAGACGAGCGGATTGAGATGATCAAGGCAGCGCAGATGTTGCAGATGCTTGAAGATGATCGAGTCGCAAGCCTGGAGGCTTTATACAAAGCCCGCCAGACACTGTCCGAAGTCAGGGGAATGATCAATGAATTACCGAAACAAGAAGCTCTTGGAGATAGTCCGGGAGTCTCCATGTCAGCTCTGTGGCGCTAGCGACGGGACTGTGGTGGCCGCCCATTCCAATCAGCTGCGGGATGGGAAGGGCCGCTCGATCAAGGCACATGACTATCGGATCGCAGCTCTGTGCTATCGGTGCCATTTTGACTTAGACCAAGGGTCCAAGATGAGCAAAGAAGACCGGGTTGATATTTGGGAGATGGCCCACCGTAAGACTGTTGGGTGGCTCTTTGATAACGAACACTTGGAGGTGAAATGACAGACCGTGAACTAATGCAGATGGTATTAAAAAAGCTAGATCATATTTGGGAACTTGGCGTGGAAGTAGAAAGTTATAGACTTAGTGATGATCTTTTGCCGGAAATGAAAGCCCTGCGTGACCGATTAGCGCAGCCTGAACCGAAGCCTATTGCATGGGTGCATCACGCTGAAGGTTACAAAATGCAGGTGACTCAACACTCACCAGAACCCCCTTGCAAATTGCCGGATGGGTTTAAAACAATCCCGGTTTATTCAAATCCACCAAAGCGTGAATGGGTTGGGCTGACGGATGAGGAAATAGATGTCGCTGTGAAGTCATGCAATACGGTAAATACCTACAAGTATTTTCGTGCCATCGAAGCCAAACTAAAGGAGAAGAACAGTTGAACTTTGTATGCCCACTCCCCCCGGTCAAGGTCTGGGTTCGGCCTGAGTATCTCTATGACTTTACCTGCCCATTCGATACGCCGCTGGTCAAGGGCATCTGGGTTAGCGTCAAGGCTATCCGTGGCGAGGCGTTCAGGTTTGAGACCTATCTCCCTGATTACGGCGCTCTGTACGACAAGCTACCGATCCACGCCTTTTGCTGGGCGCCGATCCATGATGAGCTGCCGCTCGATGTCCTCCAGATCTGGGATGCGCTGAGCTATTACGTTACCGTGGTGGAGAAGCCTTTCCTCAAAGGTCTTCGGGCTGAGTTCTTTGGCAAGGACCGCCAGACCCATGATGGTGAGTACATGTTTACCCTGGATACATGTAACCCAGACCCCAGGATTCCAGACTTCACCCTGTCTGAGACCATTGATGAGCATAAGAGCTACAACCTTTTGAAGCTGGACAATGGCCAGTTTGCCCTCCAGCCCAATAACCGCTGCCGGTTCTTTGACCCAGCCTTTAATCCAGATGTTATGAAGAAACCGGACTTCAGGGTGGCTACCAAGAAATACCGGGTCGAGCAGTTTGCCAAGTGGCGCCTGGGAGATACTGAGACTTTTGATTACGATGGGAGGGGAGAATGAACTATCAAGATAGGCTGGCCAAGGGTGTGGCTGAGCTACAGAAATACCAAAGCACCGCCGGGGAGGTGGTGCAGGTCGAGGTCGGCCATGACGATGACTGCGGGGTCTTTGATAAGCGGGACTGCACCTGCATCCCGGATATTTACCTGAAGGCCGGGGACAGGACTTGGAAGATCGACCAGGAGGGCGCCCCTATTTTGTTGACAGTTAACTAGGCAGGGTGTATAACCCGCCTAGATTGCGACTCTCCTCGCGGTCACCATGAAACCTCCTAGCAGTGGTCCATTCATGGCACCTTCAGTGGTAACCCCCGGCCTAGACACCCGGGGGTTTTTTTATGGCCGGCCGGGTGTAGGATGGAATCGGAGGGGGTAACAACAGGATTTGAGGCAACGTGGGTTCGGTTGTTGTACACACCCCCCTCCACCCCTTGCGGAACTTTCCTGGACTGTGATAGTCTTCTACTTGTCGGTTGACACCCGGCGTTTGGCGGTTACTAGGTAGCAACAGAACCCTTTAGTGGGGGCTTGTAGTCATCGTTTGGTAACCGCCCGATGCTGGCCTGTCAAGCCCAAGTCTCCACTAAAGGGTTTTTTTATGGGCGCTTGGGATCTGACCCGTAGGTGGGCGGTTCCTGCTGAATCATCGGAGCCTAGTCATGCCGATTGTTTATTCCCGCAAATACCTGCCAATGAATGGCCGGTTCTACTGCGTGACTAACCAAGAGCAACATGACCTGGCTAAAAAATTCCCCGGATGTGAGGTGGAATGGTGTCTGAAGGAGCTGGAGTCTTATCTGGTAGCCAACCCAGAGTCCCAGCAAAGATCAGCCACTAAGACCAAGAATCTCATTCGGATGTGGTTTTCCGGTGCGTCCGCGACACGGTAGTTGATGGCTTGAATCGGCTGAATCGCAAGAAAGACACCTAGCGGTTACACCCCCCGTTTAGGTACCAGCCTGTCAGCGAGGGACTGGTGTAGCCAGGAGGTAAGTGGTGGGACAAGACTCCTGGTGAATGAATCGCTGCCCCCTGGGTTTGCTGGGTTGGCCCCTTGAGTGGCCCTCCGGGCAGGGTAAGAGCTTCGGCTTCCACCCCTTGGGGATAGAGTAATCTGCACGTATTACATGATTGGAAAGGTAGTCATCTGATGAGAGACCCGTACAGGATTACAGAACCTACGGTGATATCGTTCTCGGGAGGAAGAACGTCGGCATACATGCTGCACAGGGTTATGCAATCTAATGACGGACTACCAGAGGACGCAATAGTTTGTTTCGCTAACACTGGCAAGGAAGAACAAGCAACCTTAGACTTCGTGCATGAGTGTGAAACAAAGTGGAATGCACACATTGTGTGGCTGGAATATCGGTCAGACAAACCAAGATTTGAGGTGGTCACATACGAGACAGCTTCTCGGAATGGAGAACCATTTGAGATGCTTATTGAAAAGAAGAACTACCTACCAAACATGGTGGCGAGGTTCTGCACTCAGGAGCTAAAGGTGCTGGCTATCGATCGGTATTTAAAATCGATTGGATTAGATGAGTACATTACTTTCGTGGGAGTCAGAGCCGATGAGCCTAGGCGGGTTGCAAAGATCCGTACTCAGGGGGATAAGTTTTGCCCATTAGCTGATGATGGAATAACCGAGAAAATTGTTTGGGATTTCTGGAACAAGAATGAGTTTGACCTGAAACTTCCAAAGGTATCAGGAGCTTCAAATTGTGATTTGTGTTTTTTAAAGGGCGCTGGAATTATCGGAGGTTTAATTTCAGAGAAGCCTGAGAGGGCGGTTTGGTGGGCGAAGATGGAAGAAAAGATTGGTGCCACCTTCAGACCAGACAGACCGTCGTATAAAGAGATGGCAAAGTTTCATGCCAACCAGGGAAGCTTGTTTGGTGATGAATCTGTTGCTTGCTTTTGTGGGGACTAAATGCCAGCAATACTTACAAACTTACAAGAAAAAGTTTTAATATATTTGAAGGACCATAAGACACCAGTACTTGCCAAGACTCTAGCAAAAAGGTTTATAGTTAGCGACAGTGCAGTGTCTAGCGCTTTAAAGTATTTACACGAAAAACAATTAGCAGACGTAATCAAGGTAGGCAATCAAAAGTTTTATAAACTGAAGGACTAAGGAGAGAAAATGAAGAAGTTAAATCTTCTCGTCATCCGTATTGATGGCGGGACACAGGCCCGTGTCGCTCTTGATCAGGCCGTAGTCACAGAATATGCGGAACATATGAAGGATGGGGATCAGTTCCCCCCGATCACAGTGTTCTATGACGGCAGCGAATATTGGTTGGCTGACGGATTCCACAGATACTTTGCGACCAAAGCCAATGGCATGGTCAGCATCGAGGCAGACGTCAAAGAAGGTACCCAAAGAGATGCGTTGCTCTATTCGTTCGGAGCCAACGGTCGCCGCGGCCTATCAATGAACTTCGAAGATCGACGCAGCGTTATCAAGCGGATGCTGGAAGATCAAGAGTGGAGCCAATGGACCAACGCTCAAATCGCCAAGCACATTGGCGTATCCAAGATGACGGTGGGCCGTATCAAGGCGCAGCTGGAGGCAGAGAAGGGCGCAGAAGAGGCACCTACCACCAAGAAATATATTGACAAGCACGGCAACGAATCCACGATCAATACCAAGAATCTTGGTAAAAAATTCTCTAAGAACCAAGAAGAACCAACTCTAGATAGAAAGTTAATAGAGGCCGAAAAGTTGGAAGAGGATGACAGGCTTAAAGAACTAGCCGACACCATCCGGGAACTTGAGGAAGAAAATACCCTATTGAAAGACAAGATGGCGATCGGTCAATGGGACGCCTCGGAGATTGAGAAGATCGATGCCGAGGAGCTGATCAAGGATTTACGCAGCCAGATCAAAGTGCTGGAGCTGGACAACAAGGCACTTAGGGATAGTCGGGATATGTTCCAGAATCGTAATGCGGAATTATTGAAGACCGTCAAGACATTAATGTCTAAACTGAAGAAGGCAGGAATTGAATGAAGCGGGTGGAAATGGCAAGAGATTATTCAGAGTTTTTGATTCGCGCCAAGATGACATTAAGAAACATTGAAAAAGCGATGAATGATGGGAATTTAGATGTGGCGATGTTCATGTCTAATGAGTTAAAAATTACAGCAATACTGATGCATGACTCGATAAGTCAAAAGGAGTTGGCTAAGTCATAGCCCTAGCTGCGGGGGAATCGCAGCGGTTAAGGAGAGAAAATGGATTTACAGCTTTGGGATCACCAGATGCAGGTGATCGACAAGCTGCGTGAGGGCTTCCGTCAGGGCCATCGGGCGCAGCTTTTATACGCACCAACAGGATTTGGTAAGACAGAGGTGGCGATCTATCTGATGAAGGCCACCGCGGATAAGTACAACAGCGCAGCGATCATCCTAGATCGCTTGGTACTGGTAGATCAGACCAGCAACCGACTGACAAAGTACAAGCTTGACCATGGCGTATTCCAATCAGGCCATTGGAAATACGATCGGCATAAGCGGTTACAGGTTACATCAGCCCAGACCATGGAGCGCAGGGATACATTCCCAGAGGTGGACATGGTGATTGTCGATGAGTGCCATATCACCAGGAAACAGACGACCGAGTTCATCAAGAACAATCCTGATGTCAAGATCGTAGGTCTTACAGCCACGCCATTTACCAAGGGACTCGGATCGATCTACACCAATGTGGTCAACGGAGCCACGACCGACTGGCTGGTCAGAAACAAATATCTCACCCCGTTGCGCGTGTACATCGCTAAAGAGATTGACATGACCGGGGCCAAGAAGGTGGCCGGCGAGTGGTCCCCCGATGTGGTGACCGAGCGCGGGATCAAGCTGACCGGAGACATCGTTCAAGAGTGGATTCGCAAGACGCATGAGATCTTCGGACGGCCACGTAAGACGATCGTGTTCTGTGCAGGCGTAGCCCATGGTGCGGATCTTGTAGAGCAGTTTGCCCGGGAGGGATTCAACTTTGTGTCGATCAGCTACAAAGATAACGATGACTTCAAACGAGCAGCCATCGAGGACTTTGCCAAGCCAGACACAGAGATCCACGGCCTGATAGCTACGGACATCTTGACCAGGGGATTCGATGTCCCGGATGTGATGATTGGCGTATCGGCCCGGCCGTTCTCAAAGAGCCTGGCATCCCACGTTCAGCAGATGGGACGGGTAATGCGTGGCCATCCAGAGAAAGAGTTTGCGGTATGGCTAGATCACTCAGGTAACTACCTCCGATTCCGGGATGATTGGGACGAGGTGTACGAGGAAGGCATTCAGAAGCTGGACGAGAAGATCGAGAAGGCAAAGCGAGAGCCGACCGAGAAGACCAAGAAAGAATCCAAGTGTTCAAACTGCGGGCATCTATGGCCACGCAACGCAGACATCTGCCCATCATGTGGTCATGTGAGACAGAAGCGTAACCACGTTGAAGCGGTGGCGGGAGAGCTGCAAGAGCTGGTTCAAAACGGGCGGGCAATCAGGGATGAAAAACAAAAGTTCTACTCCGAGCTGATCTACATAGCGAACGAGAGGAACTACAAATCAGGATGGGTTAGTCACAAGTATCGGGAGAAGTTTGGCGTCTGGCCGAAGAATCTGATGGAGGTTCCAATCCTCCCAAGCAACAAGACCAGAAGCTGGATCAGGCATAAGAACATCGTTTGGTCCAAGCGGGTGACGCCATGAGAGATCTTTTAGACAGAGTCGAGCGGTTAGGTTGGCAAATGGAGCAGTTCCGTCAGCTACGGGGCGCCTGCTCATGTGGAGATTCCACAATCCTGGGCGTGATCCATTCGGACACCAAGCCGTGCAGTCTGCCGACCGTTCACTTGCCTTTGACAGATCATCAGATCCAGGACATCGGGGTGAACTACGCAGACCTGGGTGGGGACATTGGGTGCAAGAACTGGGAACAATTTGCAAGGGCCATAGAAAAGGCTCATGGGATCGGGGGGATCAATGAGGTTTGAAGACTTTGCCCGCAGCCACGGGCTGATTATCAACGGCGTCATTCCAGGCAAATGGATCGCCACGCCAACCGAAGATCACCCAAGGAAAAGGAACGGACGCTATAAGTACATGGGAGACCATGGCTGGGTTCAGAACTGGGCAACCATGCAGAAGGCTGTGCTGTGGAAATCTGACCGTCCACAAAGGCTCTCACCGTCTATCTATCAAGCCGTGCGTAACTCTGACAAAGAGCGGGAAGACATGGCCAAGAAAGCCGCGGCTCGGGCTGGCTGGATCTTGCATAACTCATTTAACGCCCCGCATCCATACATGGACAAGAAGGGATTCCCGGAGGAGCCGACCAAGGTTTGGACAGATGACGACGGCAAGCGCCTGTTAGTTGTGCCGATGCGGATCAACAACGTGCTGGTTGGCGCTCAACTCATCGATGAAGAGGGGGGTAAGAAGTTCCTGAAGGGACAGCGTTCCAAAGGCGCATCCTTCACCATGGACGCAAAAGGACTGCCGATCTTCTGCGAGGGGTACGCCACGGGCCTCAGTATCAGAGCCGTAATGAAGCTCGTAAATATCCGCTATCAGATCCATGTGTGCTTTAGCGCAGGAAACATACAGGAGATATCTCGGAGCATCCCCGGCGGGATAATCGTCGCTGACAACGATGCAAGCGGAACGGGAGAAAAGGCCGCGCTTGAAACAGGCAAGCCTTACTGGATCTCCCCCACAACTGGGGAGGATTTCAACGATTTTCATCAGCGCGTTGGTGACTTCAAAGCCAGCCAATCCCTTAAATCATTAATCATTAAAGCTCAGTCTCAGTAGCCTGATGAACTTAGCTTCCATCTGACGGACCCTTTCCTTGGACAGGCCGTAAAGATTGCCTGCCTCGGAGAGGGTGCCGCCTTCTGCCCGCTTCTTCAAGATAGCCCAATACTTTTCCCGATTGTCTGGTGCCACCTTCTTAAGCAGCTTATCGAAGTCTTCCCGCGAGGGAAAGTCCACCAGTCTATACGGCATATTGGGATCACCCGTTTGAATCGGGACTCGCCCGCCTGCATCTTTCAAATTCACTTTGTTACTCCTTTATCCTTAACTGCCTTACCTCACCGAACCGAACCAAACTCTAAATCACCGTGCCTTGACTGCCTTGCCGCACCATTCCGCGCGTAGCCACGCCCCGCGTAACCAGTCGACACCACGACTGCCATACCGCATCAGACCTCGCCTCGCCTCTGGCTCCGGACCATAGCTGCCTAACCGATCCCGACCAAATCAGACCGTTGCACACCGCTTCGCAACTAGCCAAGCCCAGCCGCACACAGCCTAGACTGCCCAACCACACCATTCCTTGCCCCACCTTGTCATACCGCGCCGGATCGCACACCACCCAGCCTGAACTGCCTTACCAAACCCAACCTGACTAGTCCCAGCCTGATTACGCAAAACTACGCCCTGCCGAACTGCACCTAGACTGCCCAACCAAACCACTCACTACCGCGCCATGCGCTAGATGTCCCGACCTATCCACGACTGCCAGACCATATCTCGCTGGACCCAACCAAATAACTCGCTACGCAACCATGACTGCCATGCTCCACCAAATCTCGCCTGACCTGTCGCTGTGTAACCTCGACAGACCTAGACTGCCTAACCCCACCTTACACCACCTATCGCCGCCGGTCCTCAACTCTCCATGGCTGCCAAATCTTTCCGCTTGCTACCGTGTCTAAACTATCCAAGCGCCACCAAGACTGCCCTGCCCAACCCAACTCTACGAGACCAGTCCTAACATATCCAATCCCCGACTGCCGTGCGGGGGGACCGAAGTCCCCCACCAAGTTACATCTTTACCGCTTCTTTTACTCGACCTAAGTCTTCTAAAAGATCATCGATCTGGCCGTTCATACCAAGAGCTTCAGCGTGTAGCTTGGCTCTTTGCAAGTGTGATTCAGCCCGAGCAAACTCCATGACGATCGACTCCCTTGCTAAATCAGAACTGGTCTTGAGTTTATCGATCGATACGTAGCCCTGCTCCATCGAAGCAGCCTCCGGGTCTCGCACGTAGTAAACCGTGGAAATCTTTCGGTTTTCCGTAGTGATCACCACCCGAACCGAGGTGATGATCTGACGGGCTTGGAACAGTCGATGCTGATGTGCAGCTAGTCCATCATCCCACTCAAACAAACCATGCAGGATCGAATTAGGATCTTTCGCTGCATCTAACACTAGGTCAGGAGTGAGCCGACCGCCGTTTAGATCAGCAATCTCTGCAAGCTTTTCAGCAACTAATTCTCTGTCTTTGATGATTGCGGTACTCATGCTGCCACCTTAAATCCGCGGCGCTTGGTCTCAGCCTCAAACCATGACAACAACTCTTCGGTCTCGGCATCGAAACACTCAGGCTCGGCCATAGCTTTGACTTGCGCCTTGCGTCCCATGGTCTTGATGATCCGCTGGAAATCTTTGTCGTCCTCACTCACCAACTTGAAGCAACCATAGTTTCCGGAACCTTTCTCCTGACGCCAATCACCCACACCAGACACCATCCCGCCAGAGGCCAACAGGTTAGCGACCGATTGCTCTTTGAGCAGAGGCTTTGTGAACTCAATCGTCAGACGGCAGGCCCACTCAGGCATGACTGCCCGGGTGCGAACGTCCGGTGTGCGATTGATATCGGCCGATCGGGTAGTGGCCATGAGAACCTGGGGGATACCGTAGATCTCGATCGCCTGACCTTCGACATAGATATGCTTCTTGATCTGTGTACGGGCTACTCCGGGCATATCGAGTGCCGCGGTCATCATCGTTCCCTTAAATGCGCTGGGCAGCAGGGAGATCAGAGTATTAGCATCTTCCTCCTTGATGATGTAAGGCGAATCGCGGAACTCTTGCAGCGGATTGTGCTTCAGGCTGATCGCCTTCTCAGCTGCGTTCTTCTTGCCCTTTGGGAATAGCAACTCTTGCAGGGCTTTTTGGCTCATGCGATTGTGGATCAGCGGGGTGGTTCCCAAGACGCAGAACTCCATTTTGCCGCGGGTTTGCTCATAAATAACGATCTCACCTGTAGAGGTGGTTGAAGCTTTTGCCATGATTTTCTCCTTGATTTAGGCAGGTCAACATTGACCACATAGCCCGCTCATCGAACGGGCTATAGGGAAATGCTGGCTAAACGTGTCCGCTCTTTGATTCCAAGAAAGAACTCACCGCGTCATAGATGCGGCTTAATTCGTCCTCGTTGATCTCCATAGAATCCAAGACCACCCCGTACATATCCCGGTTCTCAAGTGCCATTTGCGCAATGGTCAGCGCAATGATCATGTCCGGGCCGGTGAGCAGGGTGCGCACTATAGCCATCCCGCGTATTTCTTAAATGCTTTTTTGTATTCCGCATAGGTCTTAAACCCCTGCGGCTTACGCATCACGCAGTACAGGGCAAAGTCTTCTGACATGAAATGCCCCTGCGCCAACTCATCGTGCGACTTTCCGACCTGATCGTAGGTCTCACCGTTGTAGTGGGCTTTGAGAACAAACTTAAGCTTTTCCCACAGATCATGGTCATATCCATCAGGGCAGATGTCCTGCCCATCGACGCGCCCATATCCATCGTAGACGCCCTCGAGCTTTCGGCCATCCGGATACAGGACCACGATGTCGAATAGCTGCGGATACTTCCTATGCCAATCGTTCCCGTAGCCATGATGGATCACGGGGTGGTGTGATTTCGCGCAAGTCTTTGAAAAGAATCCCATGCTTTCTCTCCTTAAAGTGTGGGAAATACTTCGTCTTGATCCATGAACAGGGCGCCTCCGTTGTTGCCCTCATCATCAGCTGAAGCAAACATATAGCTGCCGTTATCGAACACAATCACCAGCGGGCGCTTCGACCAATACATCTCATCCGCTTCGTCTTTGGTCATGTATCTGACCTCTTTGATGCGCCGGCCGACAAGCTTTTTTTCTGCAATCTGCGTGGCCCGACCTTCGATAATCAACTCGTTTGATTTCACGGGAAGATCCACGCTGATCGTGGGGGTGAGGGTAACTTTCATGCTGCCTCCCTGATGCGGGATAGCGTTCCGCAGACAAGGCAGCACCCGTCTTCATGCGGTGTGCGGTCTTCGCATGGCAAGCAATCGCGCCATGAATCACAGGTTAGAGTGCCGTCCTCAACCGCTTTGTAGACGGCAGACTGACCACCTTTTTCGTAGATCTGAACCGCCTTTTCGTAATTAGACATGGCTCACCTCCAACTCTTCGGGCAATTCAATCTCATCGCCAAGCTTGCTGGCCACATAGCATCGCATCGCGGCGATTAGGGGTGTTGGCCCAGAATAATGAGATTCTTCGGAAAACTCTGCGTCATATGGCAAGGCTACCCATTCTTCAATGTGTTGTTTTACTTGTATGCCTTCCCGTTCAATGATCGGGCCACCTTGCGCCCAATTTTTTGAGTATTCAGGGCAAGAATCATCGAATCCATAACGAACATTTGCATATTCGCATTGGGCTACTGCCCAATCTAATGCGGCTCCTGATAATTCATTTGTTTTCATGCTGCCTCCCTTACTTTCAGATCCCAAGCTTGTTGCAGCCCTTTATCTGAAAATTGATCGTATCCACCACCAGCAAAAAACATGGTTACCTGATGTAGCTGATCAGGGTTATCTAACAAAAAGCGCAACTCTAATTCGGTCAATTCCTTGACCATCTGCTCTCTTGTTTTCATGCTTTCTCTCCTTCGGTGTAAAAGAAAAAAGTTTTTTGACAACGCGGGCAAACACCGCTCTCACCCTCACCCACTAGCGGCGTAGTGAAAATGCGAACGCCATCACGCGGACAAGACGGAAGATCGTCTGCCTCAAGTGCATAAAAAACTGGGTTATCCATTTTTAAAACCTCCTAGCAATTGAAAGGATATTGAAAGTCAATATTGTTTGTCAAGCCTCACCAACCAGCCTCACCTTCTCAGGCCTCACCCATTCGGACTCACCCACCAGCCCTCACCTACCAGCACGAGGGTAGCGACGAGTGCGACCGCCAGCGCGACCGCGACCGCAACGCGAAGCGCGACCGGGTCCGGATCGGACCCAGCCGGCCGCGGATCGATATCGGCGCCCATGATCAGCTGCGATCGATGCAGCTGGAAGGGATCAGCCCGATCAGCTTTCCCGCTAGCGTTTCCGCGTATACCCACGGCGCCCACGGTGTCCGCAGGCGAATCCGCAGGCCATAGGGCAGGCCCGCGAGATGTGGCAGCTGCGCGGCCGTGGCCGAGGGCTTATAAATAAAAACCGGTTTAGATTTCCGCATAATTTCCCCTAAGTGATCCCCGAGACAATTCCCGGGCCGGTATCCCCTCAGCTGCGGCCGAAGGGATATAAGCCCGGAAACTATGCCCGGGCGATCGGGATCACTCGACGGGCGCGGGCTTCGGTTATCTTTTCCCGGAATCCATGGGCGCGGAATCCGACGATCACGGACCGATCAGGGACCGCGCAAAGCTTGCAAGACTCGCACGTTACCCCGTCTCGGGATTGCGCAGGGCAGATCACGATCGGCCGGCCGGCTGGCGTGTAGGTTTTTTCCGGGGTATCCGCGGGCACTATCGCGACGACCGGACCGGCTTTTAATTCGGCCAGCTGATCAGCTTCGCCCGCATCATCCGCGGATAAATTGATCGTGAAACCCCACGCGTTAGCGTGTCGAATCCAGCCGACCGCCTGCGGGCTTTTTTTGTGCGTGTACGTGTAACCCCTGCGCCCGGTATTGGCCGCGACTAGGTGGCCGAGGGCGACCGGATCGACCGCTTCCCCGTCTCCGGGAAGATCCCCGGCCACGTTATGACGCCAAAGCTGGCCGGCCGGTAAAGCTGCGACACGTTCGCAAAGCTTCGACCATTCCAGCCCGGCCGCTGCGCGATTCCACGCGAGACGCGTATGAAAAGCTTCGGCATAGCAATCCAGCCCGTAATGAGGGCAGGAAGGCGGGCAGCTTTCCCGCTGCGTATACGTTACCGGGATCGGGCCGGTTTTAACGTTCGCGGATCTCTCGACAAAAAGCGCTTTCATTATTTGCCCCCTTTAGTGATTTCAAAAACAACGGATCGCATTAGGTCCAGCGCATCGGGCCACGCGTGGCCGTTCGCCTTTAATCGATCGAAGTACGGCCGCGCAGCTGATTCCATCGCGCGGGCGTCCAGCTTTCCCGCGGCCAGTACCGGCGCGACCGCATCGCGGAATTGCATCAGGATCACCGCGTCGGAATTTTCAAGTTTGCTCATAATTTCCCCTCGACGGATTCCCATGCATCGATTAAAGCCCGCGAGACCTTGTGATAATTGGAATCTTCCAAAGCTGCGAGACAGATTAAAAAAACGTCTCGCCCGTCCCAGTCGGTAGACGCGGCAAGCGATAGCCCTAAATTTAAGATTTTCTGATCGTCCATCATTGCGCCCCCGAATAAGTGTCATATCCGCGGACCTTTGACCGCCGTTCACGGGCTACGCGCTCGCGATACTTTGGGGGGAATCCGAAACATTCTAAAAAAGCTTTTTGAAATTTCGACGCGTCGCAATCTTCTTCGAGATATGCGAAACCGTCGCGCTCATATGAGTAGCGCGAAATTTCTCGCGAGATCAGAAGATCAGCCAAAAGGCGCTTTGGTACTTTGACCCAGCCGTGGCCGGGATCGGAAATAAAATCGAACGTTTTTTGCATTGTGTAACCCCTTGAAAAAACCCCGGGGAAATCCCCCGGGGAATTGATTAATCGAGACGGGATCCCGCGAAGGCGTCGATTCCCGCAGCCCGCAGGGTTTCCGCGTACGCGGCCGCGAAGGCGCTTTTCCGTTCGACGGATTGTCCGAATTCGGAAACCCAGTATTGGATCCCGCCACCATAAGCTGACCGCATCAGGCCCGTTTTTTTCGCCCATATCCCGAAGCTGGAATTCGCAGGCTTTACCGTGACCCACGCGAACCCGCAGGCTCCATCGTCGACGCGCCAAAGCTGGCCGCGTAATTCGTCGATTACGTGCATCGGGACGGGCGAAGCTTCAATTCCCGCCTGAATCCCGGCTTCGCGGGCGCGATCCGCTAAAGCTTGAAATTCCGCGTAACGGCTAGCGCGGGCGTTTTTTTCAGCGCTGATTTTTTCTTTAAGTGTCGCGTATTGCATGATTCGATTCCCTTTCATGTATTTAATGATTCGCAAAGCTTCGGACGGAAAGCCCGAAGGATTCCAGCCCCTGAGATTTCACGTCGATCGAGTAACCTAGGGCTTCGATTTCGCGCAGGCTGGCCGGGGTTAGCGTTTTCGTCCCTGCGATCCGGGCAAAGCTTTTTGAAGCTTCGCAGGCGGGATACACGACCCGCGAACCGTAGACGTCTTTTATTTCGACAATGATTGTTTTCATTATTCCCCCCGGGCTTTATTGATTGCAGCTTGAACGATCGCGGCCGTTTCCGCGGGCATTTCGACGTTACCGTCGAAGGCGACGAATTCGAGGGCTGCGAGTAGATCCGGCGCAGCTGCGATAAGGCGGGCGTCAGCTGGCCGGCGCGTTTCCGAGTAGACAATTTCCCCGACTGCATCGCGGCCGGAATTGATCAGATAGACGCGTGGGCTTATACCGTCTGCGATATTCCACGGTCCGGGCGTGTAATTAGATTTCATATTGAACCCTTTTTGATATTCCCGGGATCGTCCCGGTCCGTGTCGATAAAAACGAATCGACAAATGCAATCGTTGACTTTCAAGACTTGATTGTCAACACTTTATCTCTATCGATCAAGGGGAATTGATAGCGGGAAACAATCGCGGGAGATCCGCGGCCAGCCCGAAGGGCGAAGGCTTGCATTTTGCCCGATTAGGATTAGACTATCGATTCTAAGAAATACCCATATAAAACACTATGACGAAAAGACTGACCCGGCGGGAGATATCCGAAGGATTAAAGACAGTACCAATCGAATCGCTATTGATCGGGGTAAACAATCCCGCGGGAATAAAGCTTACAGCAAAGCAAAAAAGATTCGCCGAGGAAATAGTGAAGGGGAACACGAAGGCGGGAGCGTATAGGGCAGCTTATCCCGACAGTAAAGCTAAGCCAGCCGTCCAAAGCGTAGAGGGTCATAGATTAATGGCGAATCCTAAAGTGTCCCTTCAAATAGACGCGATGAGGCTGGCGCTGGAGCGGCAGAAATATACTACCCCTGCAGCTTTGAGGGCTCTCGTAATCGATCAGCTGGTGGAAAAGGTCCTAGACCCCGAAGTAAAGCCCGCGCAGCAGCTGAAAGCGCTGCACCTGCTGGGGACCGTTACCGAGGTCGCAGCCTTTACCGAACGGAAAACAATCGAACACACGGGGACCGATTCGGAATCTATCCGCGGCCGGCTACTTGAGACAATCCGGGCCGCTTTGAAGGTGGACGCGATCGACGTCGAGACAATCGAAGGCGATGATCTGCTGGCCGAGATCAAAAGCGCCCGCGCGGAACCCCCGGCCGATGCGGATTCGACGCCCGCGGACCCCACCCGGACGCCACCCCCCGCGGACGATTCGACGGACCCACAGTCCACTATGCATACTATTCCACACTCTCAATCCCCTCTTGAATCTAAGCCTCACCTACCAGTAGAAACGGGTGCGGTTCTAGCGGAGAAAGAGGACAATGAAACTACTTGACTGTCAACCTCAGTGTAACAGGTGTTACACTTAACTTGACTTTCAAGGGGGTGGGGGTAGTAACAAAGTTATGGATGTGAGGGTAGGGGTGATTTATAGGAAAGCCCCCCTTTGTGTTTTGAAATGAGAGTGGGTGGGGGGGTATATTTTTTTGGGAAGGCGAAAGGTTAGAGAAGTGACTCCGGCTCAGAAGGAAGTATTTTTGATAATTGATGAGTTTTGGAAGAGGTATGGATTTGCGCCCTCGATAGATGATGTTATGTATCTAACGGGCGAAAAGGGTCGTGGGAATGTGGCGAGGAAGATGAGAAGGTTAGTGGAGTTGGGGTTGTGTAAGGGGATTCCTGGGAGAGCCAGGACGATTAGACCTGCGAACGTAAGGGCGCGGGACATTGAGTAAAGTAATAGATTTAATTAATCAACTTCCCGAAGGTGAAAGGGAAGAACTATTGGTCATGGCGCAGGAGTATCAGGATGCGCTTATGAGGGAAAAGGCTCAGAAGTCGTTTATGACCTTTGTGAAGTCAATGTGGCCGGCCTTTATTCATGGAAGGCATCATGCGGTCATGGCTAAGAAGTTTGAGGAAATCGCCGAGGGGAAGCTAAAGAGGCTGATTATTAATATGCCCCCGCGGCACACGAAGTCGGAGTTTGCTTCTTACTTATTGCCGGCCTGGTACTTAGGGCGGTTTCCCCACAAAAAGATTATTCAAAGCTCCAATACAGCGGAGTTAGCGGTGGGATTTGGACGTAAAGTTCGAAATCTGGTGGATGGAGATATGTATGCAAAAGTCTTTCCGAACGTATCCCTGCGACACGACTCTAAGGCTGCTGGGCGGTGGTCTACTAATGCTAATGGTGAGTATTTTGCTATTGGCGTTGGCGGTACCGTCACTGGTAAGGGAGCTGACCTCCTTATTATCGACGACCCTCACTCGGAACAAGAAGCAGCCCTAGCCGGCCAAGACCCAAGTGTCTACGATAAGGTCTATGAGTGGTACTCCTCTGGGCCGCGGCAGCGTCTTCAGCCTGGTGGAGCGATCGTAATTGTGATGACGCGCTGGGGAAAGCGCGATTTAACGGGGCAAGTTATCAAAGCCAGCGCTCAAAGGGGCGGCGATGAGTGGGATGTCATTGAATTTCCAGCGATTTTGCCCTCTGGAAAGCCTTTGTGGCCTGAATTTTGGAGCCTAAAAGAGCTTTCCGCTCTAAAAGAAGAGCTTCCGAACCCAAAATGGCAGGCTCAGTACCAGCAAGATCCGACTTCTGAGTCCTCAGCAATCGTAAAACGGGAGTGGTGGCAGGTCTGGGAGGAAGATAGCCCCCCATCTGTGAGCATGATCATCCAAGCCTGGGATACTGCGTTTGAAAAAAACAACCGCGCCGACTATTCGGCCTGCACAACCTGGGGAGTTTTTGATCATCCGGATAATAATGGCGTTTATCAGGCGAATTTGATTTTATTAAATGCCTTTCGCGATCGGCTTGAGTTTCCGGAACTGAAAAAACGCGTGTTGGAACAATATAAAGAGTGGAGTCCAGACGGTCTGATGATTGAAAAGAAGGCCTCTGGAGCGCCATTGATTTATGAGCTGCGAAGCATGGGGGTTCCGGTACAAGAATTCACCCCAACCCGCGGCAATGACAAGATCACCAGACTAAACGCCGTGGCCGATTTGTTTGCCTCCGGCCGAGTCTGGATTCCAAACACAAACTGGGCCGAGGAAGTCGTGGACGAGGTTGCATCTTTCCCCTCCGGAGAGCATGATGACTACGTTGACTCCGTATCCCTGGCTCTAATGAGATTTAGGCAGGGTGGTTACGTTCGTACCATCCTGGATGAAGAGGACGAACCTACTTACTTTAAGCAGCGAAGAGCTGCCTATTACTAAGAACCATGATAATTAAATATTTGGCCGGTAAGTTGTGGTTTTACAAAATTGAAGGCATGGATACTTTCAACGGTATCAACGTATATAGAAAAAATAATGAAAACAATGCCGGATTTGTTTTAAGACTTGGCCAATTAATTTTTAAGTGCCGCTATTCCAAACGAATCAATAAATGGTTTTTAGGATTTCGGTGGCACAAACCGACTTATATGGAATACAAAAATTAAGGACTGAACATGGCTATTGAAAAGGCTTTATATCAAGCTCCAGTAGGGATCGAAGAGGAACCAGCCGAGGCGATTGAAATTGAAGTCGTTGATCCGGAGTCAATGTCTATCAAGATGGATGGGGTAGAGATTGATATTGAACCCCGCGAGCTTGGTGAGACGGACTTTGATGCCAACCTAGCCGAGTTTATGAATGAGTCAGAGTTAACTCAGTTCGGATCTGAGTTAACTTCAGACGTAGAGAATGATGAGAACTCCAGAAAAGACTGGGCCGACATGTTGGTTAAAGGTCTGGAGGTCTTAGGAATTAAATATGAAGAAAGAACCGAACCCTGGAACGGAGCCTGTGGAATCTTCTCCACTTTGCTTTCAGAGGCCGCGATCAGATTCCAGTCCGAGACGATCATGGAGACCTTCCCGGCCAAGGGACCGGTCAAAACGAAAATCATAGGTCAGCCTAACAAGTTTAAGGAAGAGGCATCCGAGCGGGTTCAGCAAGATATGAACTATCAGCTCACCGAGGTGATGGTTGAGTACCGCCCCGAGCATGAGCGACTTCTCTACTCTCTGGGTCTTCAGGGTTCAGCATTTAAAAAGGTTTACTACGATCCGAGTCTTGGCCGTCAGGTTTCTTTATTTGTGACCGCAGAAGATGTGATCGTTCCTTACGGCGCATCTAATTTAGAAACAGCGCCTCGTATTACTCATGTAATGCGTAAAACTCGCAACGAACTAAAGCGTTTACAGGTTGCTGGCTTTTATCGTGATGTAGATCTTGGAGATCCGGTCTTTATTCAGACCGATATTGAAAGGAAGAAGGCGGAAGAGGCAGGCTTCACGCTAACTTCGGATGACAGATATACATTGCTTGAGATTCAAGCTGACCTTGACCTGCCAGGATACGAGGATAAAGATGGAATCGCACTCCCGTACATCGTTACGATTGATAAAGGGACCTCAACAGTCCTCGCCATTCGTAGAAACTGGAATCCCGATGACCCCCTTAAGCTTAAACGGACCCATTTTGTCCACTATGGCTATATTCCCGGCTTTGGCTTTTACAACCTTGGCCTCATTCATATTATCGGTGGGTATGCTCGCGGAGGCACGACGCTTATACGTCAACTTATTGACGCAGGATCCCTGGCTAACCTTCCAGGAGGGCTTAAAGCCCGAGGTCTCCGAGTAAAAGGAGACGACACGCCGATTGCTCCGGGTGAATTTAGAGATGTAGACATTCCGGGCGGGGCAATTAAAGACAACATAATGACTCTGCCCTATAAAGAGCCGAGTCAGACCCTTCTTGCACTGCTTAATCAAGTAAACGACGAAGCCCGTCGATTAGCCTCAGTTGCAGACATGAAAGTGTCTGACATGAGCGCACAGGCGCCGGTCGGTACCACGCTGGCTTTGCTTGAAAGACAGCTGAAGACCATGAGTGCCGTGCAGGCGAGGGTCCATCACGCGATGAAGCAGGAGTTCAAACTCCTAAAGAACATCATCCGTGACTATACGGAGGACGCTTATGCTTACGAACCGCAGAACGCACCACCCCGCGCAAAGAAAAGTGATTACGACCTTGTTGAAGTCATCCCAGTCTCTGATCCAAACGCCGCCACTATGGCGCAGCGAGTTGTCCAGTATCAGGCGGTTATTCAACTGGCTCAATCCGCGCCTCAGATTTACGACCTTCCTGCTTTACACCGCCAGATGCTTGACGTACTTGGCATTAAGGATGCAGCAAAGCTCGTACCGACCATCGACGATCAAAAGCCTGTAGATCCGGTCTCGGAAAACATGAATGCTCTGAAGGGCAAACCTCTCAAGGCATTTATCTACCAGGACCACGACGCACACATCGCAGTTCACCAGACGATGATGCAAGATCCCAAGATCATGGGAGCGATTGGTCAAAACCCGATGGCTCAACAGATCCAGGCTTCGCTCATGGCCCACATTGCAGAACACCTTGGCTTTAAATATCGCCGCGATATTGAGAATACGCTGGGTGTTCCGCTGCCCCCGCCGGACAAGAATCTGCCGGAGGATGTGGAAGTCAACCTGTCTCAGCTGGTGGCTCAAGCCTCGGCCCAGCTTCTCCAGAAGAACCAGGCAGAAGCAGCTCAAGCTCAAGCTCAGGCCCAGGCACAAGATCCTGTTATTCAAATGCAGCAACAGGAACTCCAGCTCCAGGCTCAGAAACTTCAGATGCAGGCCCAGAAGGATCAGGCCGAACTTACTCTCAAGGCTCAGCAGCAGGAGATCGAGCGCGAGCGGATCATGTCCGAGAACAAACGCGAGGCTATGAGACTGGCAGCAAAAGAGCGCGGCGAAGACAAGAAAGCCCAAACCGCAATATTGAAAGAGACACTCAAACCAAAAGGATAATGAATGAATACGAGAGTGCTAGAAGTACTTTCCTCTCAGTTAGACGACCAAATTGCACAGACACAAGAATTTCTAGGTAGCGGCCAGCCGAAAGACTACGCCGAGTACCGAGAAAGTTGCGGCAAGATCCGAGGGCTGCTCGCCGCAAAACAACTAGTAGAAGACCTCGTGCGCAATTTGGAGAACTCTGATGAGTGAACTTTTAATAGGGGTAAACCCTGATGCACCGGAGGAGGCGACGGTTTTACCCGAGACTCCCGAGGAAAAGGCAAGGCAGCTGCCTAAGCCTATGGGATACAAAATCCTTGTTTGTATCCCTGAGATCGAGGAAAAGTACGAAAGCGGCATTCTCAAAGCCGAGCAGATTATGCGGTATGAAGAACTGCTTACCAATGTCCTTTTCGTAGTTGAGCTTGGTCCGGACTGTTACAAAGATAAAGACCGTTTCCCCCACGGCCCGTGGTGTAAGAAGGGTGATTTCGTGCTGGTCAGGGCTAACACTGGTACCCGAGTCAAGATTCATGGCCGGGAATTTAGGCTGATAAATGACGATTCTGTCGAGGCCGTGGTTGAAGATCCCCGGGGAATTTCCCGTGCTTAAGGAGTAGAAAATGGCTGAAGAAAAAGTAGAGTTTGAATTTCCGGACGAAAAAGAGGCTAAGGAGTCTCCCCAGAAAGAGCTTCCTCTAGAGAAAGAATCTAAGGCTAACGATTCTGATATCGAGGTTGTAGACGACACCCCGGAACAAGACCGTGGCCGAAAGCCATTGGAAGCTGCACCGGAAGATCCGTCTGAGGACGAGCTTGCCCAGTACTCGGAAAACGTCCGCAAGCGGATTGAGAAATTTACCAAGGGCTACCACGACGAGCGCCGGGCTAAAGAAGCCGCCATGCGCGAGAAAGAGGAAGCCATTCGGCTAGCCCAAGCCATTATTGAGGAGAACAAGAAGCTTAAAGGTTCCCTGAATAAAGGCCAGGAAGCTCTAATCAATCAGGCCAAAGCGGCCACTGAGCTAGAGCTAGAAAAGGCTAAAAAGAAATTCAAGGAAGCGTACGACGCCGGTGATTCTGAGGCGCTGGTTGAGGCACAAGATGCCCTGACCGCGGCCAAGATGAAAGCCGAGCGGATTGCTTCTTTTAAACCTACCCCTTTACAGGAGGAAGAAAAGGGAGTAGAAACGCAACAAATCGTTCAAGCGCCTCAAGCTGACACCAAAGCACTTGCCTGGCAACAAGAAAATCGGTGGTTTGGACAGGACGAGGAAATGACTAGTTTTGCGCTTGGATTGCACCAGAAGCTAGTCAAGTCGGGCATCGACCCGAGAAGTGAAGAGTACTACGAGCGCATTGACTCTCGTATGCGACAAGTTTTTCCGGATGCCTTTGATTCTCCGGAAGATGTTACCGAGAAGGTTGAAAAGCCTGCTCGTGCCACAAAAAGCGTGGTAGCGCCTGCGACCCGCAGCACGGCCTCTAAGAAGATCGTGTTAACACAAACGCAGGTTAACATCGCCAAGCGGCTTGGCGTTCCTTTGGAACTCTATGCCAAAAAGGTTGCAGAAGAAGCGAGGAAACAAAATGGCTGAGAACAGAAATAGTCGTGAGATAGAAAAACGTGAAACCACCGAGCGTGTAAAGAGCTGGACACCTCCTACTCTTTTACCCGAGCCAACCCCACAGGAAGGCTATGCGTTTCGTTGGATTCGTTTATCAACTCTGAATCAAGCTGATCCAACCAACTTGTCTGCCAAACTTCGCGAGGGATGGGAACCCGTCAGGGCGTCCGACCACCCAGAACTGATGTTGCATGGGACTGACATTAATGAAAAGTTCAAAGACAACGTAGTTATTGGTGGACTGATTCTCTGCAAGACCCCGACAGAATTAGTCGAGCAACGGAATGCTCATTTTCAAAAGATCACCGAAAGCCAGACTGAATCTGTTGATAACAACTTCATGCGCGAATCTGACCCACGGATGCCGCTTTATAGAGAGCGGAAATCGTCGGTTAGCTTCGGTAAAGGCTCTTAACTTTTTGAACGAGGTTTAACATGGCATATCCTGCTGTTTCAAGCCCCTACGGGCTACGTCCGATCAATTTGATCGGCGGACAGGTGTTTGCTGGCTCGACCCGTCTGCTGCCCATTGCTTCTAGCTCCGGCACCGCCATTTATTATGGTGATGTTGTGGTTCTGAACAGTGGCGGTACGATTACTAAAGTCGCAGCAACAGCGTCCGGTGTTTCCGTCGTTGGTGTTTTCCTGGGCTGCCAGTACACCAACCCCACAACCAAGCAATTGCTCCAGCAACAGTACTATCCTGGTGGCGTGACTGCAACTGACATCAAGGCTTTCGTCCTGGATGATCCGGATGCACTTATGAAAGTTGCAGTCGTTACCGCTGGTACTACCACGGTATCGTTTGTGACCCAGGCTGCTGTTGGTCAGAACACCGCTTATGTGCCGAACGCTGCTGATGGTTCGACCACGACCGGTGATTCTGCTGCTGCCGTTTCTGCTACTACCGATACTGAGACGCCTCTGCCGTTTAAGATCGTTGATGTAGTGCCTGACACAGCAATCGCTGGTTTCCCCGGTTCTTATACCGAGGTAATCGTTAAGTTCAACTTTGGTATTCACCAGTACTACAATGCTGGCGGATCCCAGGTGTCGGCATAAGGAGCTAATTAAATGGCTATTTCACGCGCACAACTACTGAAAGAGTTGCTCCCGGGCCTGAACGCACTGTTTGGTCTGCAATACGCAACCTACGGGGAAGAGCATAAAGAGATCTATGAGACTGAGACCTCTGAGCGTTCTTTCGAAGAAGAAACCAAGCTGTCCGGATTCTCCGCCGCTCCGGTGAAGAACGAGGGCGCTGCCATTGCTTATGACAATGCGCAGGAAGCTTTCACTGCACGTTACAACCACGAAACCATCGCCCTGGGTTTCTCGATCACCGAAGAGGCAATCGAGGACAACCTGTACGACAGCCTGTCGTCCCGGTACACCAAGGCACTGGCCCGTGCTATGGCTTATACCAAACAAGTTAAAGCCGCCAACGTGCTTAACAATGGTTTCTCCGCTAACTTCCCGGGCGGTGATGGCAAACCTCTGTTTGCTACCGATCACCCCCTGGTGTCTGGTGGAGTTAACTCAAACGAGCCGGCCACGCCTGCTGACCTGAATGAGACCTCCCTTGAGGCGGCTGTTATTCAGATCGCTGCATGGACGGATGAGCGTGGTCTGCTGATCGCTGCCAAGCCCAAGAAGCTGATTGTTCCGCCCGCACTGATGTTCGTGGCGACCCGTCTGCTTGAGACTGAGCTTCGCGTAGCTACGGCTGACAACGACATCAACGCCATCAAGAACAATGGTTCTA